CTGCCATCGCTACTATTAAAGAATTAAAAACTAAAGACTATAATTACTTATGGGACTTAGGAAATATGTTAGATAAAGGTATTAAAGAAACAGCAGCTAAATATAATCTAGATATTACATTCGCTGGAGATGCTTTAAGACATAATTTATCTTTTAATTCAAATACTTATGAAGACGCAGATGGATTAAAAGCATTATTTTATCAAGAAATGGTAAAACAAAACATATTGTTTCCAAATGTAGTTTACATCCAGTTCTCTCATACTAAAAAAGATATTGAGAAAACAATTAAAGCAGCTGATAAAGCATTTAAATTTGTAAGTGAAAACTTAAATAATATAGATAATGCTTTGGAAGGAAAACGAAGTGTGGCTATTTTTAGAAAAAATAATTAATACTAATGAAAGAATACTCTTATAAATCTTATCAATATGATGTTTTTTGTGAACATTATTTTAAATATGATCGTCATAATCCATTTAGTATTGAACCTGAAAAAATATTAGTAGATTGTTTTGATCTTATTCCAAGTTATGTAGATACTTTTATTCAATTTGGATGCGCTAATGGAAGAGATTTTATCCCATTTCAAGATAATTTTCAATGTATTGGGTTTGATTTAGCCCCATTAGGATATATAGAATGGGTATGTAAAACCAAGAATCTAACTTACAACCAATGTAGTATTGAAGATTACTTAGACCATTTTGATCACTCTAATGAAGACTTATCAAAATGTTTAGTTTACACCCAAGGAACTTTAATGTATGCATCAGAAGAATATCAAAATCGATTTATTCAGCATCTCTTAGATCATAATTGTAAAAATATAATAATACATGAATATCCACCTGAGTATGCTGGTCCACATGAAAAATTCAATCCTGACCCGAAATATGTAAATATGTTTGAAAGAAAACATTTTAGACCATTAATAGGAGATCAAGTAATAGAAGACCAACCAACAGGATTTATATATTTAAATAAATAATATGAAAAGTATAAATGATATAGTTTTTATTATTCAAGCTAGAACTCAATCAACTAGAGTCCCTAATAAAATGCTTAAACCATTTGCCGACTCTAGCTTATTTGAGATAGCAGTTAATAAAATTCTCCAATCAGATCTTATTCCTAAAGAAAATTTCTATTTGTCCATTATGGATCAAGAGCTAATAGATATTGCTGAAAAGTATAATATAAATTATTTTATTAGAAGTGAAGAGTCAACTCAAGAGCCAATTACATTACAGAAAGTATTTGAATGGCATGATAAACTTCCATTTAAATATTTTGTGATTATCAATGCTTGTAATCCTTTATTAAAAATAGAAACAATAGATAATTTTGTTAAACGTTTTTTAGAAGTAGATTCAAATGGATTATTTGGAGTGTTTGAAAAGAAAACATTTTTGTTTAATAAGGAAGGTGCTATGTTAAATCGTTTCTTTGGAGAAGATAAATACTTAGCTACATTAGAAACTAAATTTGTAGAAACATGTTATGAAGCAGCTCATTCATTATATGCTGGTTCAACTGAAGATGTTAGTAATGGAATATACATGGGTACATTTAAAGCACCTGGTAATCCAAACTTCTTTGTAATGGATGAAATAGAATGTTTTGATATTGATTGGCCGTGGCAATTTGAAGTAGCTGAAAAATTATATTTAAATAAATGAAAGCGATTGTAATTGGAGGTGGTTCTATAGGTAAAAGACACTCAACAAACTTAAATAAATTTGGAGTTAAAACTCGTATAGTTGATATTGATGAGATAGACAATATAGATAATATATTAAGTGAAGGGTTTGATATGGGTTTAGTTTGCACTCCAAACATAAATCATATAGAACATTGCTTAAAATTAGCTAATCATAATATACCTATATTCTGTGAAAAACCATTTTACACATCAAATGAAGGATTAGATGAACTATTAAAAATAGTAAAAGAAAAAAATCTAATCACAATGGTTGGTTGTAATCTAAGATTTACTCCTGAAGTGCAACAAATTGATCCTGAAAGTAAATATATTAATGTTTATTTTGGGTATGATCTTAAAAAATGGAGACCTATGACTGACCATTTAAAATCATATAGTGCCAACAAACATTTAGGAGGAGGAATATTATTAGATGCTATACATGAGTTAGACTATCTTTACTTTAAGTTTGGAGAAATAGAAGACATTTCTTATCTTCATAGAAAACTTACTAACATAACAAATGATACAGAAGATTTAACTACAGGTACTATTAAATTTAAAAATGGTACTGTAGCTGATTTTCATTTAAATTATCTATCTGAAGATTATTTAAGATATTATGATGTGTTGAAAGATAATAGATTAAGAAGAACAGAATTTGTTTTAGATAATAGTATGTACATTAATGAAATATTTTATTTTGTAGATAATGTTGTGAATAAAACTCAATGTATGAATAATTTTGAAGAAGCAAGTAAGTTATTAAAACACTTAATATGAAAACATTTGTAATAGCAGAGGCAGGAGCTAATCATAATAAAAATTTTAATCAAGCCCTAAAACTGATAGACGTAGCTAAAGAATCAGGAGCCCAAGCTGTTAAATTTCAAACATACTCATCAGAAACTCTTTATAGTAAAAATACTCCTAATTTTGCTGGGTATAAAAATATAAATCAACTTATTAAAGATATTGAATTGCCTCGTGAGTGGCAAAAAGATCTAAAGCAATACTGTGATGAGATAGGTATTGAGTTTATGTCCACCCCATTTGATGAAAATGCAGTTGATGAGTTAGTTAACTTAGGAGTTAAACGATTAAAAATAGCTGGGTTTGAATCTACAGATTTTAGATTTGTTGACATGGTAGCTTCATCTAAATTACCTTTAGTTATATCTTTAGGTATTGGATTTGAAATGAATTATTTAGGTAAAATATTTGACATAGCTAACAAATATGGAAACCATTTAAGTTTTATGTATGCTAATAATGCTTACCCAACTCCAATTGAAGATGCTGGGGTAGGAATTGTTAGACAATTAGCCCAAGATACAAGATACAGTTGGGGTTTATCTGATCATACTGAAAGTACTTTAACACCTGCTTTAGCAGTAGCTGCCGGAGCAACAATAATTGAAAAACATTTTACTTTAAGTAAACATTTACCTGGACCTGATCATCCATTTGCTTTAGAACCAAACGAATTAAAAGAGATGATTCAAAATATTATATTTGCTGAAAAATCTATTTCGAAACAAACATCAAATGGAATATCAGACTCAGAACAAGCATTCAAACAAGCAATGCGTTCGGTAGTAGCTAAAACAGATATTAAACCTGGAGAGATTTTAACTATAGATAATATTACAACTAAAAGACCTTTTTTAGAAGGATGTACGCCCGCTAGTGAGTTTGAATCATTGTTAGGTATAGTCGCTACTAAAGAATATAAATACGATGATTTTATATGATATTAAGAGAGGCAACATTTAATGATTGGAAAACTCTCCTTGATTGGAGAAATGATCCTTCCACTAGAGAAAACTCATTCACTACAGAAGAAATATCAGAATCAACTCATAAACAATGGTTCACAGATAGTTTATCTAATGAAAAAAGAAAAATCTATATTCTAGAAACTAATTTTATTCCTGTAGGATCTATTAGATCAGATGTTTTAGATACAGATAAGTATATTCTATCTTGGAGTATTGCTCCAAACCAAAGAGGAAAAGGATATGGCACTAAAATATTAGAAATTTATTTACAAGGTAAAAAAGGTGAGTTTGTAGCTGAGATTAAATCAGAGAATATAGCCTCTATTAAAATGGTTATGAATAATGGATTTGAACAAGTTGATGAATTAAAATATATTAAAAAACAATAACATGACTGATTTAGAAATAATTGATGAAATTCAAAAAGTAAGAGGAAATAATAATGTAAACTGGATGGATATATTACGTATAGCTTTTACTCATGCTCCTAAAGAAACAAGAGAAGTATTTAAACGTATTACAAATGATGATAATACTATAAATGAACTATCTAAAAAATTAGCTAATAACGGATAATGAGTTATATAAACCATAACTGGAAAGACATAGCTAAAGGTAATACAGCATTTTGTATTTTAGGAGGTCCATCTGTCAAACAGGTTGATGATATTCAAACTATCATTAATAATAACTTTACTATTACTGTTAATCATAATATAAAAGACTATCCTAACTGTGATTTATATATAACTGCTGATAATTCTATTGCTAGAGAGTATTTTGAAGACAAAGAATTCTGTCTATTTAAATTTACAGGAGGTAAATTATTAGAAAACCAATCAGGATTTACATATGATAAAAATCCAATATGGATTCAAGGTAAAAAAGAAATACTACAACAAAATCCTAATTTAATTAAGATAATAGCTTGCAATGAATTTCCAATTTACAATTATTCATTCACAACAGGTCAATTATCAAAACATCATGGAGAAGAATATTGCAAAACTACTCCTCATACTCACCTATGCATTGAATATAGAAATGAACAAGGTGAGTCTTGGCCTATATTAAGCCCAACAATACCTGAAAGTTTAACTAAATATGGTACTAACCCATATGAGTTAATATCAGGAGGAAATGTATCAGGAATATTATTTCAATTGCTATGGTTTATGGGATTTGATAAAGTGATAGTAGTAGGATATGGTGACAATGGAACTTCAAACGGATATGAAATGAATACAATATTTGAATGGAGTAATGAAGAAATACATGCTATGACAACTCACCATACAAAATGGGGAGACAGATTAAAATCACTCCACGGCTCAGAAATTTGTAGAGAGTATTGTGATTTTAAACAAGCGTCATATGATGAGTTAGAAACTACTCCTGATAAGAAAAATGAATTAATTTTAAAACTGCTTACATTATGAAAAAAATTCATTTAACAATTCATATATTCCCTAAGGAAATAGATGACTATGAATTTACTATAAATCAATTAAAAGTAGCCTCTAAATTTATAACTAACTTACAGATAGATGCTAATGTTATTTTAAATTTAAATGATAAAATAATTGATTGGGATAAATCATCTTTGCCTAAAGAGTATTTTGTAGAAAGATTTAAACATATAAATACAAAACTTGACTGGGTAACTAATTTAGAAGAAGAAATAACATACAAGCAAGAGTATCATGGTTATCTAGAAAAAAGAATAGCCAATACTAAGCTAGAAGGATATGATGCATTTTGGTGGCAAGATGTAGATCTAATTTTAGATGATCTTATACTATATGGATTAGAATCTACTTTAGACACTATTACTGAGCCAGATTATATAATAAGTCCTCAAATATATAAATTTTGGGACACATCATGGGATGTAATATCAGCTGTTCCTAGTAGTGATATTGATGTAGACACATTTGATAGTTTTAATACTAAACTACTCCAATATGATAGAAGTATAGGGTTAATACCTAATAAAAACATTAAATTTGCAGGAGGTTGGTTTACTATTTTAAGTGACTCGTTTGTTAAACAAATTCCATTTCCTGGTAATACAAAAGGATATGGTAGAGAAGATACATTAGCTTTAGAAATAGGTAAAAAGGTTAATGTAACTCAATATGTGATGAAAGGAATAATAGTTCAAGAAAATAGAAAATATTTAAGTAATGCTTTGTATAATAAATTTGTTCATTATAATATAGATTATCTAAAACCTATTAATGAACAATCTTTACAAACATTTTATAATTTAATAAACAACATATGGAAAAAATAACATTTTGCATTCCTAGCAAATCAAACCTAAGATACCTTAAAACATGTATCCCATCAATTAGAAAAAATTCTTATCGTGATGATCATGATATAATTATTTTTGTTGACTCTGATGAAGATGGAACAGTTAAATGGTTAGAACAAGTTAAAGACAAATATAACTTAAGCTATTTTGTTAATCCTAATTTAGGTGAGAGTTTGTTTGGTATAGGTAAAGCATATGATTTTTGTATAGAGCACTCTAAAACGGATATTTTTATAATATTCCATGCTGATATGATGTTAGGTAAAAACGCCGATATAAACGCTTATAACCACTTAAAATCTAAGACAGTAGTATGTTCTACAAGAGTAGAACCACCTATACATCCTAATAATGGTGAGAAAATAATATCAGATTTTGGGATGTGGCCTGAAGAATTTAAGGAAGAAGAATTTAATTCATATGTTGAGTCACAATTAGACGAAACTAAAACTACAAATGGTATTTTTGCCCCATGGATGATGTATAAGAAAGAATACCTTGAAATAGGAGGTCATGACCCAATCTTAAAATCATGCCGTGAGGACTCAGACATATTCAATAGAATGAAATTAGCTGAATTTGAGTTTATTCAACCTTGGAACTCATTAGTATATCATTTAACAGGTAGAGGAGCAGGCAGTTTTGATGGTGATACTGAGCGTCATTTAGCTTGGCAGAAAGAAATGAATAACTCAACTAAAGAATTTATTCGCAAGTGGGGTTCAAATGTTAGACATACTGACTTAATGGAACCTATTGTGCCGCCAAAGTATAACATTGCGTTTGTAGTTGACAACTGTAATTTACAATTACTTGAAATTCTAGAGCCAATGTGTGATAGAATATATGTAGATGAAGTATTCCAAATTGGTCGATCACAAGATTATATAGAAGCATTTCAAGAATCTACATCATTTGATCTACAGAAGAGAGTATTAACTAAACAATATAATGACCCTGAGGGTGAAAATGATATTATTGTACATTTTGATGCTAATAAATTCACTCAACAATCATTTTATTTCCTACACCAAATACCAGATATAATTAAAGGTAGTGGTGAGGTTGGATTATTTGAGTTAGATATATTTACAATCAATATTATAAACCTTCAAGAGTACCAAAACCAACTTATAAAAATATCTTAATAAGCTTGGATTTTACTATATACTTATTATATTTACAATAAAAAATGCTAACATATTACTTTTATAGCAAACAAGATCCCAATAAGGAAATTATTGATAAGATTCAAGCTAAAGATTTAGAGACAGCTGTTCATTATTTCTTAGGGAGAAAAAATCTTACAAGAGAAAAATTCTTCGATATATATGGGGTTGGTATTAAAAATCTAAAATAAATGGATTTGAAAAACTTTGGACAAAAACTAAAATTTGAGGAAAGTAATAAAAGCAAAGAGAAAAAAATAAAAGAACTATTCATGAGTATTGTAGATACTTTAGAATATAAGTTCCATAGCTCAACAGCTTTATTTACTGAATTCAATATAGAAATCTTCCGATATGAAGAAGATTACTATAAAATAATTGAGAATTTACTTTTATTACATTTTGGATTATGGAAAACTGAATTAATCCTTTGGTATGTATATGAAGGTAAAGACGAAAATGGTGTACCTAACAGTATAGATATTGAATTACCAACAGGTGAAACCCAAACAATGAAATTCTCTACGACTAGTAGTCTATGGAATTTTATGACAAAATTAGACAAACAATTAAACAAACAATGATTATGAGAAAATGCTCAGTGTGTGGGGAGGAAATTAATCCAAAACGAATAGAGATTTTACCTAATACTCAAACATGTGTTCAACACTCTACAGTAGAGAAAAAAGCAGCTGTAACTGTACAGATGGGAGAAGGAGATCATACGTGGACTGAAACATTCGCAGTCGATAGAGAAGAGTATCGCAAATTAGAAGAAATGGAGAATAATTTTAGAAAAACAACTGACCCTTCTTCTAAAATAGATATAGTTGATTTTGATGAGGAAGATCAAGAGGAAGAGGAAATGGCTGATACTAAACATAACCTCAATTTAGATGATCTTATTGATATTATAGAATAATGCCTTTACCAAAACCATTAAGTAAAGAACAGATAATAGCAGCTATGGGTAAAACCAAGTCAAATAGAGCTGCTGCTAGATATCTTAATGTAAGTTATATACATTATAAGGGTTGGGCGAAGTTATATAAAGATGAAGAAGGAGGAATATCTTTATTTGAAAAACATAAAAACCAATCAGGAAAAGGCATTCCTAAATTTTTAAATAACGGTAAAAAAGATCCAGCCCTATTAGATGTGATTGAAGGGCGAATAGATCCTTCTCATTTTAATCCACAGAAAATAAAATACCGTTTATTAGAAGAAGGGTATATAAAAGAAGAATGTTCTAAATGTGGGTTCCATGAGCGTAGAGTTATAGATTACAAAATGCCTATTTTACTCTATTTTAAAGATGGAAACAAACAACATTATAAATTAGATAATTTAGAAATGTTATGTTATAATTGTTTCTTTTTATATTATGGAGATGTATTTACTGATAAGGATCTTCAACAGTTAGAAGATCATAAACCGCTAAATGAAACAAGTGAAGCAGTGAATATGGAATTAGATGATTATCAAGTTCAAAGACTGAAAGAATTAGGATTATATGATTCTAATGAAAGTGAAAACGATGACCCATACTCGTTGGTTTCAAAACTTTAAAAATATTTATAAACATGAAAAATAAAAATCATGATAAAATAACTAAAGATTACAATAAAGCTAAATCACAGCATTTAGAAAAATTGGCTACTAAAATGTTAAAACAAGATGAAGTAGCTAATCAATTGAAATCTAAAGAAATTAATCCTGATTTTTTAAACCTATTTTAATTATGGCTACAGAATTTACCCTTAATAATAGTGAGGAGTTCCAGAAGATGATAAATGATAAGGACTTCAGGATAGCCCAAGCAATTGTAACAACTATTTTAAACAACATAACTACTAAAAAGAAACATATTCATGTATTATCAGTTAGCTGTTTGGAAGAAAATGCTACATATGACATTACTTTAGAAAAAAAACACTTTGTTGATACATTAGAAGAAAATTTAAAGTATTACATTGAACATGAATTATATGAAGATTGTACTAAAATAGTACAAGCTATAAATAAGTTAAAAGAAACACCAACACCAACACCTAAAACCACACCTAAGAAAAATGGCAAAAGCAAAACAATCAGCGACTAGAACATTTATCGCTAAACCAAGAAAAAAAAGACCAGGCGTACATAGTAAGAAAAAACAAAGTAAGAATAAGAATAGTAAAAACTATACTAAACCTTACAACAAACAAGGTAAATAAATAAATAAAAATAAAGTTATGAGTAAAAACAGTGCATTACAAAATTACGATTGTCTAAAATCTTATATTCAAGTTTTAGAAAATAAACGTAAACGTAGTCCTAGACCCAACAAGAAAAAAGAACGCGATCTATTAAATTACCACCCTGCTCTAAAATATAATGAAGACAACATTTAGTTTGTTAGAATATATTCTTAAACTACCAGATGATTCTTTAATTACTTTAGTTAAAACAGATTGGGGAGGATTAGAAATGATTTGTGGTTTTTTATCTATTGAATTAAATATAGAAGAAAATAGCGAGAATTTAAATTAGGTGTATTTATAGCAAATACACCATAATGAAACACTTCCCGTTTTTATTTTTATCTATATGGTTAATGGGGTTTATGTATGTGTTTATATTATGGGTAGTATCTATAGATGTTATATCTGTATCTATACTGTTTGGGATATTAATGGGATTAATAGCTTTAGGAATGACTGTTGTCCAATTTGCATTAAGTAAACATTTGTTTTACTTACTAAGAGGATTTATCATTATGAGGAAAATTAAGACTAAAAAATCTAAAAATAGACCATAATAAATAATGGAGGAGTATAGTCATTGGTTCCATTGGAGTCATTATTTTAGAGCTAATTACGAATGGTTACATAAACCTGAAAAGTTCTTATATGATATTGAACAACAATTGCCCTCATACATTACTCAGATAGTAAATATAGGATGCGCTTCAGGTAGAGATTTTATACCTTTTAATGGTAAATATGATTTAATAGGCATTGATATAGCTCCTTATGATCAGATAAATTGGGTTGATGATTTTAAAAACCTAACTTATTATACATGCTATATAAAAGACTTTAGTGGTTTAGATGTATTACAAGATTTATCAACATCATTCATCTATACTCAAAATACAATGATGTATGAAACTGAAGAAGGACAAAGAGATTTTTATGAAAGTATATTAGAACGAGGATGTAAGAATATGCTATTTCATGAACATGAAGGTTTTGATTATAATACTGAGGGATTTAAATTGGACCCTAATGATTTTGAGATTACTCAATTTAGACCCCCAGTAAATGCTTACTTAAAATTAACACATTTATGACTAATGACGAATTGATTGAAGAGTTACTTTGGGAAGCTCACACTAAAGGTATAGGTAAAGACATGATTAACCTAGCAAATAAGTATATTACTGAAGATAAAATGAGAAAAAGTTTTGCATACCAAAAGGCATATGAAGAACTTCAGGTAGAATTTTATTAAAGATTTTAAAAAAGTTTGGCTTTTAGATTTTTATATATTATCTTTATAGTATAAATTAAAATTTAAATAAAGGTTATGAATAAATCAATTACTCTTGAAAACAACCACGAGTTGCAATTAGTACCAGATACATGGGACAAAACAATTACTGTGTATTTATTTGATACAATTAATGACACTCGAGTAACATTAACTACTTTTGAAGGTGGTAAATGGAGTTCTATATCTCAATCACATATTGACAAATTCTTTGAATTAGTTAAATCTCATCCTAAAATTAGAGTCGCTTTAAAGAAAATATTTGGTGAATTAAGAGAAGAAGGTACACCTGATTTTGTTACTTCAATGAAGTGTTTGCGTCGTAGGATTAATATTCAAATTAAAAAAATTCTTAAATAATAAAAACTATGAGAGATATTACTGTTGATGTAGATATAGACTTAGATGATGTCTATGAAGCAATGCATGACCGAGACATAGAACAAATGATTATGTGGTTAGATGATGATGGTTATTTAGATAAATTTAAATCACAATCTGTTGTTTTAGGATTTGATGGACATAAATTATCTAGATTAGAAGAAGAATTTGTTATTAAATTGATCAAATTAGCTCCTAAATTCCATTCTATAAGTAATGAAGAGTTAGAATTAATTGAGAATATCTGTAAAAAATATTGTTAATGAATTTAAGTGAAGTTAAAGTATATCCTAGAGTCTACAATATTATTGAAACAGTAGACTCTAGGTTTGCGACTGGGGGTGAAATCAAAGTATGTCATGTCAATGATGATTCACTGTTAGTAGCTATAGGATCAGGCTTAGCATTTCCAATAAGTAAAAAAGAAGCAGAACAAATAAAAGTCCAACCAAGATGAAAAAGTTATTTTTAATGTTACCACTTGTAGGATTAATGGCGTGTGAAGGATCAACTCCACAACCAATAATTATTCCTCATGTTGACACTATTATAGTGAAACCAGACCCAATTATACCAACAGATACTACTAAGGCATGGCCTATTAAAGTTGTAACTGTAGAAAGAAATGTGGATAAAAGTATTAATATGAAGTGGGAAGTAGTAACTGAGAACGGAGTTATGTATTATACTAATCATAAACCACAAATTGGCGATATTGCTTTTTGTCTTGGAATGGATGAAGAGATTGTTGATTGTGAATGTAATAAACTAAAAACAAATAAACCATGAAAAAAATATTAGTTACACTACTAATATGTGTATGCTCACTAATAGCATTCTCACAACCTGTATTTGCCAAATCAAACACAGTAGCAATCGGAATTAAAAACACAGTAGGAACATTTGACTGGGATGCACCTCAGGTCACAAGCGATATTCTAGTTAAAATAGATGCTGCTGAAATTAATGTTCATTCTAAAGTACACCAACAGTATCATCTCTACTTAGATGTAAATGAATTAAATGATGATGATACAGCATGTTGGATGGCATATGATAAAGATGGGGAGCGATGTAGGGTTTATCTACTTAGGAACGATGTTGGTGATTCATTTTTAATGATAGAATATAATGATATATCTTGGATTTATAATTTAATAATGGTAAAATAATGGCAGAATTTAGTAAACAATGGGTCGAAATGAATGACTCGGAAATGGGATGGGATTTTGATATTGATCAAATAGTATCTGAATTACCCACTAATCATATGATTCCTTACATTTGTGAAGGATTTGGATTCATTGCGATTGGAAAAAATGAACAGGATCAAATCTTCTTAGCTATGCCTACAGGTAACTTTAGTGAAGAAGGATCTGAAGTAGATTGGAAACCAATAGAGGAGGTGATCAATGGATAAAATGATGTCACTGTATGAATACTTAGGTAAAGCAGCAGGTGGGCACTTAGGTAAGGAAGTATATATTCGTGCCCTACAAGATGGTGTTAGATGGGAGAAGAAAAAAGTATCTAACCCTAAATACACAGGTGATGTAATGACATATCCTGAGTCGTTTTTAAAAGAGTATTTTAATCCATCAATTAAATCTTCTCCTCTTTCTTCTATAGAGGATGAAAGTGACACTCCTTTTTAATATTTATTAGTAACACTTTATTACTAAAAATATGTTACTAAAAAACGGATCAAAAGGAGAAGAAGTTAAACAACTTCAAGCAAAATTAGGATTAAACGCAGACGGTAATTTTGGTCCTATGACTGAAACTAAAGTCAAAGAATGGCAAGCAGCAAATGGATTAGCAGCTGACGGTATTGTAGGAGACGGTACATGGGGTAAAATGTTTGGAGCAGCAGCTCCAACCCCTGTTGCAACTGTAGCTATCCCGCCAAGTTCATTCAAACTAGATGCTTTAAAGGGACATATCCCTGATGCTGTAATAGCCCAAATCCCAGATACAGCAGCTAAATTCAACATTACAAATCCATTACGTCTAGCTCATTTCTTAGCACAATGTGGACATGAATCAGGTGGATTCAAATTCATTAATGAGAATTTAAACTACTCAGCTGATGGTTTAAAGAAGATATTCGGAAAATACTTCCCAGGCGATCTAGCTGCTTCATATGCTCGCAACCCAGAAAAAATTGCTTCTCGTGTTTATGGAGCAAGAATGGGTAATGGAGATGAATCAACAGGTGAAGGATATAAATATCGTGGACGTGGTTATATCCAATTAACTGGTAAATCTAACTACACCAATTTTGCTAAATTTATAGGAGAAGATACAGTCGCCAACCCCGATCTAGTAGCAACCAAATACCCATTAGCATCAGCAGCATTTTTCTTCGATTCAAATAAATTATGGTCAATATGTGATAAAGGAGCTGATGAAGCAACTGTCACAGCAGTCACTAAACGAGTAAACGGTGGTACAATTGGTTTACCTGATCGTATTAAGCATTTTAACGAGTACTATAACTTATTGAAATGATGGCTGAGGAGAAAAAATACAGAAATACATTAACTTCCCGATTAGTATACCTAAACCCAGATTTTACTCCTGAGGACTCAAGTAGTTTAGAATTAATACCTGTTAATAAAGATGGAGATGGAACTGTTGAGGTATCATTAACCGCCGCTAGTGGGAGTGCAGTAATAGACTCATCTGAGAATATATTATCACAAGATTTTAGAATTGGTGAGAATGGAATAATTGAAATTTCTTTTAAACAAGGTTGGATTACAGATACTTTTAGAAAATTTATAAATAAATATAAAGGTTCTAGATGGCAAGTGCAATTTAAAGTTATAATTAATCTTAATAGTGGAAATTTTCCTAAAAATACTTATAAAGATATAATATACTTTAATTTTATTGATATAGAATTAGGTTCTTTTGAACAATCAAATGAAGCAAATAATATTAGAATCTTAACTGAATCAGAAATAAGTAAGGATATACTTCAAATAAAATCAAATTTTAAAACTGTAGAGGAGGATTATATTTTAGCTAAAAAGCAATACGAAGCCCAGTTAAAATCTAATGTTGATCTAGAAATTGATACAGTCAATCCCTACGAACCAAGGTCATTTAAAACTGTTATCACTCGTTTATTAGAATTTCAAGAAGGCACTATCAATCCATCTTTAGACTATACTAAGGTTGCAGGGTTGGATAGTGAGTATAAAAAACTAGAAGTCATAAATAAGCTAATTACCAACTTAACGAGAATGTATCCGTCTATCACTATTAAGGATGGTGAAGGCATCCCATACAACGGCAAAGAAGTGCAATTAGAAAAATAAACAATAGAAATACTAACATGGGTTATTTAAAAAACATAGTCACTTATTTCTACAAAATATTATTCAGCTCAGAGATAAATGAAGCTGATAAATTTATTGATAAAGCTGCCATCATCTCTATAACTGATGAGCGTGGTAAGATAATCTATGTTAATGATAAGTTTGAGAAGGTTTCTGGGTGGACATTAGATGAGGTTAGAGGTAAAGATCATTCTATAGTCAATTCCGGGACGCAACCAGATGGCTATTGGGGTAAGATGTATGAGACTGTGTTGAAGGGTGAAGTGTGGAATGATATTGTATGTAATGTAACTAAAGAGGGTAAACATTATTGGGTAGACACTTATATTAGAGCCCGTTTTAATAAATGTGGAAAACTAAAAGGATTCTCATCTATTAGACAGGACGTCACTGCGCTTATGGAGCAGTCTGTTGAGTTAAATAGAAAGAATACATATCTAGAACACGCTGCTAAAATTCTTAGGCACGACATGCACTCAGGTATAAACACTTACATACCAAGAGGTATTAGTTCATTAGAAAGAAGACTCAAACCAGAAGATATTCAAAAGTTAAAAATAGAAGCTCCTCTTAAGATGATTAAAGAGGGGCTAACTCATGCTCAAAAAGTTTATAAAGGTGTTTATGAGTTTACCAATTTGGTTAAAAAAGATGTTGTGTTAGATAAAGAGTTATATGATTTAAAACAAATATTAAACTCATATCTAGCATCAACTTCATATAAAAGTCAAGTAATAATCAAAGATTTATCTACTGTAGAAGTCAATGAAGCATTATTTTGTACAGCTGTAGATAACCTAATTCGCAATGGGTTAAAATACAACGACTCAGATACTAAAATAGTAACTATATTTATGGAGGATGATTCTACTCTTGCTATTCAAGATAATGGTAGAGGAATAACTCAAGAAGATTTTAATTATTTATCTAGACCTTACACTCGTAAAGAAGGACAAAAAGAAGCAGGTACTGGTTTAGGTTTAAATATATGTGTTGCAATTTTAAAAGAGCATGGTTTTGATATTACATGTGAAAAAAATGAGGTTGGAACCAAAATGAAAATTAAAATAAAATGAGAACACTATTACTATTAAGTTTCTTATTAATATCATCACTAGGATTTAGCCAAACTAAATACCCTATCCAAACTATATTCAGAGGTGACTCAGTTGTTATTCTAACTATTAAACAATCTTTTGGTATTAATAAAGCAATTGAAACCCAAAAAAGAATTATCCGAGACCAGAATAAAAAAATACTCGCTCTAAATAAAACAATTGATAGTTTAAATAGGATAAATAATAGAGTTAATACTGTTATTGATAGTATACAATATATTGCAGACACAACATATAAGTGGGCTGACGAATTTAATATGGTTATCAGAGAACGAGCTATAGGTCCATGTTTACTTTATACCATACCTCCTTATAACAGTGTATTCTTTTTAGATTTAAGTCGTTATAGAATGTATAGTACAGAATACGGTGAAAAAATTGAATTAGAATTAATGTCAGATAAACAATATGCCGAGTTTAAAAGACTACAAGATTTATATTTTGATAGATACTACCCTACTTTAGATTATTATAAAGAGATTGGGTTTAAAGATTTTAATACTGAGATTGAATTATACGAGAAGGCAATTTGGAAGACTAAAAATATAATGAAGTTAATGATAAAACAAGAAGAAAAGAAAAAATGAAAAAAATAATATCATTACTTATAGTCTTACTTGTATCTATAAATTTATACTCCCAAGAGATAAATTATAAAGACACTCTAGTAGATAACATAGAAACAACTTGGATTGATAGCGATACAGCGACATTGGCCGCTATGGGTATTCAAGAAATTGTTACTACTTGGATTGAACCAGAACCAGAGCCAGAACCTGAACCTGTTGACATGACACAGTTATCAGAAACTGATTTAGTCAACATTGCTCAGGATGTACAATTCCTATCAGAATTGCCTAAGTCATATACTGATTTACCTAAAGAGGATTTAAAGAATGTTTTAGTTCAAATTGATAATAAACTTAATAAATTAACGGCTGAGCGAGATTCATTATTAGCACAAGCAACTAGAAATGATGAATTAATTAAATCAAAAGAAAATACAATTAACGCCTTAGGAAAAGAAAAGAACATCATTGGTTTAACTTTAGAAACTGGTGATTTAATAGTTGAGAAAACAGATTTAGAAAAGCAAAGAGAAACATTAAAAAAATATCTCTATTGGGCTGTTGGTATAGTAATATTATTTAGTTTAATACTTGCTGTTGTATTACAAAGAAAGAAAATACAAGTACAGGACGTAGAAATTGAAGAACAACTTAATGACATATCTAAAAAGAATAGTTACTTAGAACACGCTGCGAGAATTATCCGCCACGACATGCACTCAGGTATAAACACATACATGCCTAGAGGTATTAGTTCACTTGAAAAACGATTAACACCTGAAGACATTCAAAAGTTAAAAATAGAAGGTGCTTTAAAAATGGTTAAAGAAGGTTTAAACCATACACAGCGAGTATATAAAAGTGTTTATGAATTTACTAACTTAGTGAAATCAGATGTTGTATTGAATAAAACCAAAGTTAATCTAAAAGATTTGCTTCAAAACTACATTACCCCAAACTCATATAGCTCACAGGTTGAAATTAGTGACTTAGAAGAATTAGAAGTAAATGAAATTTTATTTTGCAATGCAGTTGAAAATTTAATTAAAAATGGATTATCATATAATGATAGCCAAGAAAAGAAAGTCAAAATATATATTGACAACGACAGTTTAGTAATCGAAGATAATGGTCGAGGATTTACACAAAAACAATTTGATAAACATTTAACAAAATACTCAAAGAAAACAAATGTTACAGGTGATGAAAATGGACTCGGTTTGAATATATGCGTTGCTATATTAGAGGAGCATGGTTTTAAATTAAGTTGTGAAGGAAACAATGTAGGAACTAAAATGAAAATTAAAATTAAAAATGACTGACTTGAACATGATTGAATCTATTTTATTAGTAGATGATGAGGATTTATTCCACTTAGTATTTGAAGATGCTTGTAGCCTATTAGACATAACTTTGTCTTTGGAAGCTATAAACAGTGCTGATGAAGCCGAAAAACGATTTAAAAAATGGTTTGATACCGGTGATATATCTGATAAACCAAAATGTGTATTTGTTGATTTAAATATCATAGGATCATCGTTTGATGGTATTGAATTAATTCGACGAATTAACTTTATGTATGGTAACCATGTAGTAGTTGGAATTATATCATCAAGTAATGAAGCAGAAGAACAAGCCAAAGCACTTCAAGCCGGGGCCCAATTTTGGATCATTAAATCAGATGATATTGAACCACGATTGGAAGAATTTAGAAAAGACTACCAGGCGTATGAAGCTAGAACAGCCCCATTTAAAATATATAGATAATGATAGTAGGAAAGGTTACAAAAGAGCAGTTATTAAATGTATACAAGACAAAGAACATATGTCTTGAGGGTAACATTCTGAAATTAATTGACCCTGAGGATGACACTGAATTCACAGAGTATTTGAAGATATGTGCTGATAGAGATAAAGATAGTAGACGTAAGCGTTTGGAAATAACTAAACGTATCCAAACTCAGAACAATGAACTTACTGAAGCCCAACAACAAAATGAAAAATTGATGTTGGAGCTACAGTCTTCTTTAGAAGAAATGGAAACTTCTAAAGCACAGATCGAATGCCAAAATAAAGAATTGCTACAGTGGAAAGAGGAGAATGAAAAAATGGATGAAGATCTACGTGAAGCATTAAGAATTGCTGAGAATGCTAAATTAGCAGCTGAGGGTGATTTAGATCTAATGCAGAAAAAAACTCAATTTGAATTAATAAATAGCATTGTAAAAGTAGCATTATATATTATTTTAGGTGTAGGTATTGTAACCACAGGGATGTTTGTATTTGCAATGGTAATGGGCTACGACACAACAATTCTTAGTTCAGCATGGTCTAATATGTTTGGTATATTATTAACTAACTCATTCAGCATAGTAGGTACTATAATGGGAGTTAAATATGCTTCTGAAAAAAAGTAAAAGAAAGTTTGGCTTTTAGATTTTTATATATTATCTTTATAGTATAAGAAAATTTAAAGGTTATGAAAACACAACAACAAATCACAAAAAATCAATTATTACAAATACTATCTGATCTAGATGGTAAACAAGCTATGTTTGTTTCACTAACAGCTGAAGTAGATGCTCGTTTAAAAAAGACAGATAACAAATATGCTAAAGACACAGTCACTAAATTAAACAAATACTCAGGTTTAATTAATTATAATTACGCTAATAGTGTAAATAATCAACGACTAAGAGAAGATAAAGTAGCTGATTTTAAAGCTAAGTCCACTTATGCTAATAAAATTAATGATATGTATAATGGTTGTTTAGCAACACATAATACAACAGGTCAAGTTTATTTAGTATTTAAGGAACAAAGTTCACAAAAACCAACTTATAAAATTAATGGTAAGGAAGTTGATATTGATACTGAAAACTATTTGAAACAATTTAGAGTTGAGAAAAAAGTTTATCAATCACAAAATGTTGATAAGCAAATTGAACATAGAAATGTTAAGTTAGAGAATATTAGAACTTTAAACATTAATAATATTGAATATATTATAATTTAAAGTAGGCCGGGTGGTGAAACAGGTAGACACGCAGGACTTAAAATCCTGTTGCCCAAAAGAGCAGTGTGGGTTCGATTCCCACCCCGGCTACTAAAGTACATGCTACGCTACCCATAAGAACAGCGTCCCAGAGTATGGCTTTTGCTAAAGAGGATAAAATGCGTAGTAGCCTCAGGAGTCTGCAGCTCCACTACGCTCCATTAGCGCCCTTAGCTCATTCGGTTAGAGCAACTGACTCATAATCAGTAGGTGCCTGGTTCGATCCCAGGAGGGCGCACTAAAAAGTTTTTTAAATATAGTTTGGCTTTTCAAAAAAATTATATTATCTTTATAGTGTAAATTAAAAACAAATAAATAAATAAAAAGTTATGAACAAAATGTCTACGACACAAACAACTCGCCAGTATCGCCAGTTGAACAAAACAGCTAAACAAGCATTCTTTACAGCACGTCGCCGCAACGGAGATGTAACTAAAGTTGCTAAGATGAGTAATCAATCTATTAGTCACGTGTCTAATATTATGTCAGGTCGTCGCAGTGTTAATCAAGAAGTTGCAAATGCAATGTATATGGTTTCACGTCGTCGCCTAAAAAACACTGAGAGACAACTCAGTAAAGTTGCCTAAGAGGCAAGCCATGTTGTGTGTTGGATTAGGGGGCTTTGCCCCCTAATTTTTAATCCTAGATTCTTAAATAAATTTTATTATCTTTATAGTATAAATAAAAATTATGAATATATTTTACATCCATGAAGATCCAGTTATCGCCGCTCAAATGTTAGCTGATGATCACATTCGCAAAATGCAAATTGAATCAGCTCAAATGTGTTGTACAGCGCATTGGGAGACAGGAAATGAAGCACCATATAAACGTGCTCATAAGAATCATCCATCAACAATATGGGTTAGACAATCAGTACAACACTATAAATGGTTAGTGAAACATGGCCTAGAGATATGCAAAGAGTTTGAATTACGTTATGGTAAACGTCATGCTACACAAAATGTGCTTGAATGGTGTGAAAAAAATATACCTAACATATCAAACAATACATTTAAAGAACCACCATTATGCATGCCAGATGAATTTAAAGTAGGTGGTACAATTGAATCATATCGTAATTTTTATGTTAATGATAAGATTAAAATTAAAGGATTAGATTGGAAAAAAATACCAAATAAGAAACCAAACTGGGTAATATGACACCAAAAGAAAAAGCAGAACAATTAGTAAACAAAATGTTTAACTGGATTCAAGGCGGAAGCGTAATAGAATATGAAACAGCTAAAGAATGTGCCTTGATAGCAGTAGATGAGATATTAAAAGTAGCGTCATTTTACAATGATTCACAAGCCGAAGTAACTTATTGGCAAGAAGTTAAACAAGAAATAGAAAAATTATGAGCAAGACAATTATATTAGGAGACACACACGGTCGTAACATTTGGAAAGAGATCGTGTTTCAAGAAAAAGCAGATAGAGTTATTTTTATCGGAGACTACTTTGATAGCTTTGATATAGGCCCTGCTGAGCAAATGCATAATTTTCAAGAGATTATTGACTTTAAAGAGAAGGGTGAGTGTGAAGTTATTTTATTAATTGGTAACCATGACTTTCATTACTACCCAGGCGGCGAGACATACTCAGGATATAAAGCAGGCGCAGCCCCAGCTATTAGACAGATGTTACAAGAAAATGATCACCATATGCAAATGTGTTATCAACTTGATAATATCTTATTCACACATGCTGGTATTGGTCATGACTGGTTAGTGTATCAAAACCAATATGAACCATTTACAGATCAAGATACTGTAACCAACATAGCTGATTTTGTAAACGCAATTTGGAAATATCAACCTAATCGTTTTATGTTTTATGGAATTGATCCATACGGTGATAGTAAAACACAAACACCGATTTGGATACGCCCACAATCATTAATAGCGGGTAATCGAGGTACATTCTTGAAAACAGATTATATCCAAGTAGTAGGTCATACTCATGTCGCTAAGATTGATATTGAGGGTAAATCGACAGGCGGTAGATATTATTTCATCGATACATTTGACACCTCAGGTCAATTTTTAGTTTATGAAAATAAGGAGTTCAGATTAGGAGAATATCCTTAACTTTTTATCCTAGGCTTTTAAATTAAATTTATTATCTTTATAGTATAAGAAAAAATTATGAAAAATAAAATAAATGGTAACGCGGTTGATCTAATAGTAGGAATAGCTGCTGTATTTGGAGTAATGACAATATTATTCTCTGCTGTTGGGATGATTATTAAATTAACATTTGGTTAATATGGTTGATAATTTTGAGAAAATACGCTACAGGTTGAAATTTGAGGATGATTATTTTTATTTCATCCAGATTATACAGCGGAGTAAAGAAAATCCTGAATTAGGTTCAAACAATAGAATTATTCGTTCTTATAATATTGATTCATTAGAAAAGTTTGATAAAAATAAGGATGAAATAACAATACTGTGTGATACATTTAATGCTCGAGCTTATATTCATTTGAATAGAAGAAAGTGGAGTAAGGTTGCACTTGAATGCTTAAGACATAATGCCGAATTAATTGCTAATAACCAACACAGTGGTATTAAGTCAAGTTTTGAGACTGTAATTGGACGTAACAATGGTGAATCAAGTGAAACTAAGACATGGATCATTGATATTGATATGAATGATTTAGAGGTTGTAAATAAAATTGAACGTATCATTAATAGTGTAGAACCTATAGATAGAACTGTAACTAAATTAATGTATGTTCTTCCTACCAAGAATGGGTTTCATATGATCACTAAACCATTCAATAGAGCTGAATTTACTAAGTATATGCAGTTGCAAGGTGATACACCTGATATTCATACTGATAACCCAACAATATTATACGCAATATGAAAACATTAATATTATTAAGAGGATTACCTGGATCGGGTAAATCAACATTAGCTAAAATGTTAGTCGGGGATAAAGATTACCGACACAAAGAGGCTGATATGTTTTTCGTCGACGGTGAGGGTAATTACAAGTTTGAACCATCAAAAATCAAAGATGCTCATGCTTGGTGTCAAGAGGAGGTTGATTTCCTAATGAGATATGAGCATTCGCCAGTGGTAGTGTCAAACACATTCACACAAGAGTGGGAGATGGATGCTTATTTTGAATTAGCTGAGAAGTATGATTACCAAACATCTTGCCTTATAGTAGAAAATAGACACGGTGGAGTAAATGAACATGGTGTACCCGCAGACAAATTAGAACAAATGAAAAATCGTTTTGAAATAAAATTATAAAAATAACAAACAAAATGAAAATTACAGTAATCCACAACCCAGATGAAGAAAATTGGGGACAATATGCAGGAGTTGAAACAATTTTAACTACTAATGAAGGCACAGAATCAGTCAACTTTGCTGGAGGTGAACCTGAAGACATGAGTATTGCTAGAGATTTGAGTGATGCCTGGAGCATTAAAGAATTATTAGTTAGAGCATATAATGCAGGTAAGAATGGCGAAACATTAGAAATCGAAGAAATAACAGAAGACGACGAATAAATGGAAAACAATAATTCAGTGTGCTATGTAGCACGTATAAACGAAATCAACCCAATCCCAGGAGCAGATAATATCGAACAAGGTGTTATCGGAGGATGGAATTGTATTATCAAGAAAGGAGAATACAAAGTAGATGACTTAGTTGTAGTAGCAACCACAGACGCAGTTATTCCTGTAGAGCTATCAGATGCAATGAACGTAACCAATTACTTACGTAAGGGTCAACGTGTGCGTACTGTTAAGTTAAGAGGTGTTTACAGTGAGTGTTTGATTATACCTTTAAGATACGCTCGTCAATCTGCTAAATACACTAAATTGGAGTGGAATGAAGGTAAGGATGTAATGGAATTGTTAGGTATCTTCAAGTATGAACCACCAGTACGCCAAGTACAAGTGGCAGGGGGTCGTAAGATTAAATATAAAGACAACCCTAATTTCCAGGTTTATTATAAATTCCCCAACATAAAAAATGTGAATGGAATGTTTAATGAAGAAGATTATGTACAAATTACTCGTAAGATACATGGTACAAATGCTCGTTATGGTATTGTTAAGAAACATAAGTTATCATTTTGGGATAAGTGTAAAAAATTCTTACGATTAGCTGATGAGTGGATTGAGTATGAATATGTTTATGGTTCACATAACGTTGAGAAAGGTTCTGATACACAAGGTTTCTACTCAACTGATGTTTGGAGAGAGGTAGCTGATAAGTATCAAATCAAAGATAAGTTGTGGGCGTTTGTTAAGAATCACACACCAACTGAAGTTGGAACTGGAGTAATAGTATATGGTGAGATATACGGACCTGGTATTCAAAAGAACTATGACTACGGATTGAAGGAGTTAGAGTTTGCTGGTTTTGATGTTGTATGGAATGGTAAATATTTTTGTGGTGAATTAACTCATCTTACAATGATTGGTAAGCATAATGACTTTATCGACGGTGTTGATTTGCCTCACGTACCTATTTTATATGTTGGACTTTGGTCTCAAGAGATTCAAGATAAGTTCACATTCAACAACTTTATTGAAGGAACTAAAGTACCACATGAAGGTATTGTAATCAAACACACAAGTGGACAAAGAGAAAAAGTAGCTAAAGTAATTAACCCAGACTATCTCATCTATGGAGAGAAACATGATGTAGGAGATTCACACTAAGACTTTTTATCCTAGGCTTTTAAATAAGATTTATTATCTTTATAGTATGAAAATAGAATTAAAACCCCACCAAGGATTATGGTTTACAAGTGATACTCACTACAACCATGCTAACATATGTCGAGCGACTACAAGATGGACTGATGCAGATGCTGTGACTCGTGACTTTAGTTCATTAGAGAAAATGAATGAGACATTAGTATCTAACATTAACAAATATGTTCAACAAGATGATATCCTGATTCATTTAGGTGATTGGTCATTTGGTGGTTTTGAGAGTATTAAAGAGTTTAGAGATAGGATTGTATGCCAAAACATACATTTAGTACTCGGAAACCATGATCATCATATTTCAAACAACAGAGACGATATCCAATCTATATTCAGTTCAGTAAATCAATACTTAGATTTAGATGTTAGATGGTGGGTTGCTGGTAAGATAAAAGAACACGCTCGTTTCATCTGTATGCATTATCCTATAGCGAGTTGGAATGGAATGAATGATGGGGCAGTTCACTTACATGGACACGTTCATTTACCTAAACATTTAAGAATGGCAGCTGGCAAGGCAATGGATGTAGGAGTAGATGGAAATGATTTGGAGCCAATTGAAATGGATGATATATTAATTAAAATGGTATCTAGACCAATCGATAAATTAACATTACCAAAAGATCATCACGTTAAAAGAATATAATATGGAAAATTTACAAATTAAAATTGTAATCACCGATGGTGAAAAAGAGGCTAAGACATCAATCAATATTGAGGATTATCAAATGATGAAAGAACTACACGGTGTTAGTTTAATAGACGAGCAAGTTGATGTTTTACTTAATGAAATCAAAAAATCATCACATTAAAAACAAATAATATGGAAGATAGAATACAAATAAATGGAACATGGTATGTTCGTGAACAACCAGATGCTGAACTAGAAGCGATATTACACCCATTCAGAAAAGAAGTAAAACCATTAAAGAGAGAAGATGTAACTTTTTTTAAAGGATTTGTGTATGAAACAGATAAATTCTGTTATGAAGCAATTATCCCAGAATATCATGTTCATATTGATATTAAATTCACTGACAAACGTATTAAACCATGGGTAGAAGACCACTGGGATAGTATGGCTTGGTTTAAGGGAGTGTCAGAAAACAACCCAGACTCAATTAACTCATTAATAAATGAAAATGAAATGGAGGCTGAGGATATATTAAAGTTTAGATCATTTTTAGCATTTTTAAAACAACAAGGATGGCTGTAAGAACATATATAAGAGTAACATATGTAGCAGTATCAGAATGGGGTAAGCCAATAATGACTGCTTATACACAAGAGGACCTTAAAGCAGGTTTAGATGAGTATTATGGAATAGGAACAGACCCAAAAGCGAAATACCTTGATTGGACTCCATATGATAGCAAGTATCCGGATGAGTTTGAAGGAACATATCGATATGAGGTAGATGACATGAATGGAGGTTTGGAGCCAGAGGATGTTAGGGTATATTGTATAGAATTTTATCCAACAACAAGATATGAAGTGGATACTCAAAAAGAAGCACTCATTGAATTAACAAATATAAACTTAGAAGATGAAAACTAAAACAGTAGAACGCCTAATGAATGAGACACCAGAGCATATCAAACAACAAGTTAGTGAATATGCTGATAATGTAGTTCAAAACAACGCATCATTTGTATTTAAGCCATCTCCTAAATATGTGGGTTGTTATTGTTTAGGAGGTAAGACAGGAATGTGTGTTTACTTTGAATACAAACCTAACTGGTTTCATAGAACAATGATGAAGGCGTGTTTAGGGTGGGAATGGAAAGATGATAATAGAATATAAGTTATGAATAACGAAATTGAAATAAAACCAGTATCCGAAATGGAAGCTGACACAAGACGACTTTGTGAAATACGATTTGATTGTATGGTAACAATGCATGATGTTGCGTTTAAAAAGTATAAGGGAGTATTAGGACACCAGCAACAATCTAAAACACCTCAATGGTTTAAGTCCAACACTGCACTCACATTAGAGTTTATTAAAGACGCTGAACCTCAACTTATAGGGGAACACATCAAACAAATGTTTCACCAATTAGAACAAACAATAGAAAGTTATGAGTAACACAAAGGCACACTTAATAACAACAGCAATCCTATTAGGACTATTAGGGTTCGCAGTATCAATGTTCCTATGGCCAGCAGTAGGGATACTATTACTAATGGTAACAATGATCTACGTTGTAGTATACGATAACATAAAGAAAGGACGATAAATAAAACAATGGCAAAGTACAGAAAGAAACCAATAGTGATAGAAGCAGTACAGTTCACAAGAGCGAACTGGGAAGCAGTACAATCATTCACACAAGGCAAGGCACACACTCTTACAATCGAGAAGAGAATAGATGGCAAATGTACTTGTATCATTCCAACCTTAGAAGGGCAACATATAGCTACAGAAGGGGATTGGATCATTAAAGGTGTAGCTGGAGAGTTTTATCCTTGCAAACCAGATATATTTAAACAAACATATGAATCATACTAAACAAACCGCACTACAATGGTATATTAAACAATGTGAAAACATTAAATATAACCCATTAGAAAAAAATGGATACACCATTGCTAAAGAAAAAATTATTAAGCAAGCACTTGAAATGGAGAAGGAGCAGATATTGGATGCCGTAAAATATGGCTGCTCAGATTGGGGAAGTGCTAAAGATGCTGAACAATACTACAACGAAACTTACGGAGGTCAAGATGAAACACTTTAAAATTATGGGTAGGATAGTCCTACTGTTTAGTATAATAATGTTCATGTCTTTTATCCCTGATTCTTTTCCCGAGTTCTTTGGAGACTGGTACTGTAATGGAGGTAACTATTATAAACAAGAAGGATGCTTATATGGCCCAGCTGCTATTCACGGCCCTACATTGCATTGGGGATTCCGTCATTACATATGGGTGTTTATGGGTATTACTCTGTTTATCTATAATGCTGTAATTATGGTAATTAAATTAGATAAAGAATCAAGATGAATAAGCAAACTGCGGTTGAATTTTTAATAAAAGAATTTAATGATATTCTTGGTCCGTTAGACACTAAACCAATGCAAGATTTATTAATGATGGATGCAATGAAAAGAGCCAAGCATATGGAGAAGTGGCAGATTAAAGGGGCTTACCAAAAAGGCAGATTTAGTGGCCAAACTAATTGGGGTTACGGTAATGATGTAACAGCAGAACAATACTACAACGAAACTTACGGAGGTAACAATAACATACAATGATAAAACAATAGAAAGTTATGAGAATAAACATTAGAATGACCGAGTCATATACAACGTATGTTATTAGAGACTCATTTGTAATTGATACTGACGACTACCCTGAACTACAAGGTATGAGTGAAATAGATATGATGAAATATGTTCATGAAAACAGTGAGAACATAGAGCATAAAGAATGGGAACAATCGTTGTGGGACGCTGCAAGTGAGATGGATGTGTTAAGAGATAAGATAACAGACGATACACGTGAGTTTCATGTTGAAGCATTAGTAGATGGACATCCAATAAAAATAAAATGAAGACACAAACCGCAGTTGAATGGTTGGAAGAGCAAATAAAAGATATTTTTTATGTTGCTGAAGCATCTGAAATGACTAAAAAGTTCAAAAGTGTTTATGAACAAGCCAAGCAAATGGAGAAGGAGCAGATTGATAACTTTATTGATTTTATAAATGAAAGACATTTTAATCGATTTACATTATCAAAAGATGAAGCAGAAATATATTACAACGAAACTTACGGAGGTAATATAACACCACGCATGAGTGAAGATTATACATTTGAAGATGGAGTTTAACCTTAATCTTTTAACCTAGATTTTTAAATAAAATATATTATCTTTATAGTATGAAATTAAATACATTATACAAAAGAGCAGTAAACGGTAAAATAAATGAATGGACCGTTGAAACATTAGATAATTGTTTTAGAACAATATCAGGTTATACAGATGGAGTTAAAACCACTTCTGAATGGACATGCTGTGCTGGTAAGAACATTGGTAAGAAAAATGAGACAACACCTGAACAACAAGCATTAGCTGAAGCTAAAGCGATGTGGACTAAAAAATTAGAGTTAGGTAGTTATGAATCAATAGATGATATTGATACACCTAAGTTTTTTAATCCAATGTTAGCTCATAAGTTTGAAGACCATAAAGATAAAATTGAATACCCAGTTTATAGTCAACCTAAATTAGATGGTATTAGATGTATTGTTAGAGCAGATGGTATGTGGAGTAGAAATGGTAAGAAAATTATCTCAGCACCTCACATTTATGAAGCTATGAAACCATTGTTTGAATCTAATCCTGATTTAATATTTGATGGTGAGTTATATGCTGATAAATTTGCGAATGACTTTAATGCTATTTGTTCATTAGTTAAGAAAACTAAACCAACAAATGATGATTTAAAGAAAAGTAAAGAATCAATTCAATACCACATTTATGATTTGCCTAGTTGTAATGGTACATTCATTAAACGATTATCTGAATTAACTAATTTAGAGTCTAATTTACCTTCATGTTGTGAGGTAGTAGCTACAAATTTTGTTAAAAACGAAAGTGAAATTGATGAATGGTATAGTGATTATGTTAATCAAGGTTATGAAGGACAAATGATTCGTTTAGATAAAGAATATGAATCAAAACGTTCTAAATCATTACTTAAACATAAGTCGTTTATTGATGAAGAATATACTATCTTAGATGTAGTTGAAGGTGAAGGTAATAAAACAGGAATGGTAGGTTCATTTGTATTTAAGAGTAAGACAGGACATATATTTAATTCGTCACCTAAATTTAACTGGGAGGAATGTAAGGCGATGTGGAACAATAAAAATGAATTAATTGGCAAATCAGCTACAGTTAAGTACTTTAACTTAACACCAGATGGTGTTCCAAGATTTCCATATGTAATTAAAATTGATAGAGAGAGTTACGAATGAAGAAATGCTTTGATTGTAAACGAACATACCCACTATTTATGTTCACCAGAAACCCTAGACCATATCAGCGACCTGAGCATCAGGGTAAGAATTTAGTGTGTAGACATTGTACTTACAAACGTTGGAGTAAAGATATGTTTGCTTGGGTTGTTAATTCAAATAATAAATTTGAACGAATTGAATTTAAATCAAAATTAGAAATTATTAAAAAACTATTTATATGATACCAGCAGCAATTATTTCATTTACATTAGCACTTATAATAGCAGTGTTAATGGTTCGAGGAATAAATTATATGGAAAAAAATCACCCTGATTATGATGGGAAGGATTTGTTTGATGAAGAGTAAATTAACACCTTTATTAAAGTAAACTTGGATTCTCAAGCATATTATATTATCTTTATAGTATAAATTAAAATAAAAGTTATGGCATTATCATCACGTTCGATTAGAAAAGGTATCACCATTAAATTTGATGGTCATATTGTAGACAAACAAGTTGTTTTAGAAGCAAGTAAAACATGGGAAGCAAGACATGAAGCACTATTTACAAAGTTGTTAAAACAAGGTGGTAAATTTACTACTAATGGAGTTGTAGTGGAAGTAATACCACAAGAACAAATGCTAACATCACGTGGTGAGAAAGATGGTGGCATCACAGTATCAGATCCATTAGCGCGATTTTAAAATCTAAACTCTTAGCCCTAGATTCTTAAATAAATTTTATTATCTTTATAGTATAAATTAAAATAAAAGTTATGAAAAACAAAGTTTGGCACAAAGTAGTTATTGGGACAGAAGAACAAAATGTTGAAATCTTCCCGACAGAAGGGTTTGATGGTATTATCATACAAACAAAAGAATTGGATGATAAGACATATAGCCCAAGATTGTATCTTACTGAAGACGAAATGGAACTATTGATTTCCAAAATGAGAGAGATGATGGATTACGTAACTAAAAACTAAGTAATTGTGGAAGATCAAAAAAATATCCATTATTTCAATTACGATAACCCAAATGCTAAATTTGGTATTGAACCAAATGAAATTTTAAATCTAAACAAAACAACAATGGAAGGTAAATATGTAATCATAGATCTAAGGACTATGGATTTCATGAAGGATGGAAATGGTATTATAAAGTACTATGATACTGAAGAAGAAGCAGGTATTGTATGTGGTGTATATGAGCACGAAAACGCTTGGATATTAAAATTAATATATAATCATATAGAAGCACAATGATGGATCAAATAGCATATGGTATATTGTTTGCCTTACAAGGACTAGCAATAGCGTTTATAGTATATATTGGAGTGTGGATGCCTAAAGATAAAATGAAGGGTCACGCCGGTAGAGACAAATGTAAATGTTGTAAAGATTAAAAAATAAAGGTTATGAAAAAAGCATTAAAAATAATTTTAGCATTTATTGTAATAAATGTAATCATGGGTATTGGTGTTTGGGGAGTAATTACTAACGAAAGTGATACAGAACCAGGATGGCAAGTATGGGGATGGTTTTTAGCAGTACTTACAATTGCATGGCCAGCTATTAGTTTTTGGTGGGATAGAATGCTTTGGTTATTAGATTTAGAAGATTAAAATAATTAGCCCCGCTCGCGAGGGGATCGTAAAACACAGTAAGCCTCTGACACAAGCTCAAGTAACTGTTCTCATCGTATAGGAGATAGAGTTAGCCTACTCGACGTCGTTTAAAAAGGCAGCAAGTCAGGTAACTTAATTGGCAAAGCTCCTAACAAGGAAGATTGCGGGTTCGAATCCCGCCCTGACTACGATGAGTGAGAGATCCTCAGGCAGATTGGCTACATTCTGTAAAAAAAGTAGTGGTAGTAAAAAGCCCCCGACCTTAATGGGGAATCGATTCGGGTTAAAGTGAAGCATATCCGCAGCTCCGACGTATAGGATTGACAGGTTTTTATGTGGTAAGACACTAATGAAAAAGACCGACTGAGCGAAAGGCAGAAGGGGATATGGTTCTCGAAATAGTTAGAGAAACCCGTTAAAATCTACTCACTGAGATCTCAGGTGGGGCAATATAGTCAGGTGGCGGAATTGGTAGACGCTATCGTACTCAAGTAAGGCAAAGCAATGTAGATGAAACGTCGTCACATGGTGAGTTAACACCTAAAAGTCTTTGGACTTGAAATCCAAAAAACCTTGAGTATGTTCTACAATACAGGTTCGAATCCTGTCCTGACTACGCACCTACAATTGGGTAGGAAGTTGGCCGCCAACCAACAAGGGACAAAGGCTGACACCTCGGAAAGACGAGGAACATAGACAGGTAGTTTAATTGGTAAAATGTTCTCATACTGAGAAGAATACAGGTTCGAATCCTGTCCTGACTACAAAAACACATTAACTCAAGTACCCATACTGAGGACGATGGGCTAAGTAAGATACAATTCCGTCATGCAGGGAGTAGAATGCTTGAGAATGTGTTTAAATATAGTCAGGTGATTTTTGGAAAACGCAGCACCTTCCAGGGTTGAGACTAACAGCTAATGGCACTCAGAATGATAAAGCTGAAGCAGGTTCGATTCCTGTCCTGACTACTAAAAATAAAAATATATGGCAAAAGTAACAATTGAATTTGACCGTGATGAAGAAGCAAATGAGCTCCGCACCACACTAGATGGGAATAAGTATAAACATCTTATCTGGGAACTAGACCAAAAACTACGTAGTGTACATAAGTACGGAGCCGCTCTTGAAGGTGGTGGTGAAGCAACTGAAGCTGAAATGGAGGTATGTTATAAATTAAGAGACATTATTAGAGAAATGTTATTAAATGATAATTTAACAATAGAATAAATATGATTATATATTTAGATGATATACGAACACCAATTGAGACAGATTGGGTTGTTGTTAGAAATTATGATGAGTTTGTATCTAAAATAACTGAAATTGGTTTAGATGATATTGAACTAATATCATTAGATCATGACCTAGGCGATTCAGCTATGAGGGAATGGCACACCAATGTATATCACAACTACACCTTAGACTATAATAACATTACAGAGAAGACTGGAATGGATTGTGCTAGATGGTTAGTGGAACAATGGTTAAATGGAGCCCCAGTATGCCAAGTAATGATTCACTCAGCTAACGCTGTTGGTAGTGCTAACATGATGGGTTATATTAACAACTATAAACATATCCATCATTTAGAACAAGACTGTGCTCGATGGGTAATACCACATACAATATAAACAACTAAAATTTAAATATATGTTTTCACTTATTTTATTTTCAGCATTAATTATTATGAATTATTATTCATATAAATTACATAACGCAGATGGATCACGTGGTTGGGCTAACTTCTGTATGTTTAACATAGGGTTATGTTTTGTACAGGCTTTAGAAGCATTGGTAAAAGTATTAAATAATCTTTAAACCTTAACTTCTTATCCTAGGCTTTTAGATATTTTATATTATCTTTATAGTATAAATTAAAAACAAATAAAAGTTATGTTAGAAATCGACAATTCATCATTTCTCAGCAAAGCTGAGATTAAAGAACGTGCCTCATCAGTATTTACTACTGTAAAAGGTGAAGCAACAAGTGAAAAATACACTCATATTCCAACTGACCAAGTCATAGATGACATGGAAAAGTTAGGATGGGGAGTAGTAGACGCTAAACAAGTACGCGCTCGTAAGGGTGTAGGTTATCAAAAACATTTAGTTGTGTTTCGCAATCCGAATGTAGCTATTAATGGTGAGGATGGTGATGATGTGTTTCCACAAATTCTATTAACAAATTCACATGATGGTAAAAACGCATTTACTTTCACAGCTGGGTTGTTTAGAATGGTATGTGAGAATGGTTTAGTAATATCAACTCAAGAGTTTGAGAATCTAAAGATTCGCCACATGGGTTATAGTTTTACTGAGTTACAAGCGACAATTACATCAATGGTAGAAAAATTACCACTAACTGTTGACAGTATGAACAAGCTAAAAGCAACTAAACTAAATCAAGAACAAAAAATTGATTTTGCTAAACGAGCACTTGAGACAAGATTTAGTAAAGAGGAGGTAGCTAACGTAACTATTAATATTGATGAGTTATTAGAACCAACACGTAAAGAAGATAGTGGTGATGATATTTGGAGCGTGTTTAATGTTATTCAAGAAAAGTTAATTCATGGCATGTTTGAGTACAAAACAGGAACCAAAGCGAGAAAAGCTCGCAAAATTAAGAACTTCAATCAGGACTTAAAAGTGAATGAGAAGTTATTTGAACTGGCGCTTGAATATGTAGCCGCATAATAAAATGGGGCTACGGCCCCTTTTTTTTACAAATATAAAATAAAATAAAATGAAAAAAGTTATGTTCACTGCGTTGCTGTTTATCCTAGCAAACGCGGGTATGTTATGGTTATGGTTGATACTATTTAGATCACCGTTACCCTGGATAACATGGATCGGGATTGTTACTCACATCTTTGTATTGTTTGGTCTCCCATATGAAAAAATGTTTAATATAAATAAATAAATAAAAATGAAAAAAGTAGTTCTATTCTCAGCCGCTGCTGCGGCGATGTTATTCACAGCATGTAACCCTGTTCAACCTAATTTTGAAGGGGTATTAATGCAAAATTATGGCCGAAATGGAGTTCAAGACTTCAGTATTGTAACTGGTACTCAAGGTATGTTAGGCCCAGGTACTGAGTTATATCAGGTACCAATGTATGAACAAACAGCTGACCCTACTCAGGTAACTATTACTGCTAAGGACGCAGGTGTATTTACAGTAGATCCATCATTCACATATGAAGCAATTCGTGGTAAAGGTATTGATATTGTATTTAATTACAAGCATACTGGGTTTGATGATAATATGGATAACTTGGAAAATATGATTTTGAATCCAATTGTTATCAATGCGTTTAGGGAGGAAGCACGTAGTTTTACTACTGACTCATTGATGAATAATCTAAATATGTTCGAGTCTAGAGTACAGGAGCGTTTACGTGCTGAGTTTGAGAGTAAATTCTTTAAACTAAATAGTTTAACATCGGGTCTAACCCCACCAACTAGTATGGCTCAAGCAATTGAATCTCGAAATAACCAAAAGCAAATGGCTGAGCAGGTTCGGAATGAACTTGAAGTAGCACGTATGCAAAAGGAAAAAGCTCAAATTGAACAAGAAACTAATAAGATTATTTCTCAAGGTTTGACTAAGGAAATTTTATCACAACAGTGGATTGAAGCAATCCGTAACACAAGTAATAAGATTATTATTACAGACGGTAAAACACCAGTGATGTTACAACAATAAGAATTAGTTTCTTATAATGTTATACTTAGCCCCGACCTAACCAGTCGGGGCTACTTTATCCTTAACCTTTCATCCTAGACTCTTAAGTCTTTTATGTTATCTTTATAGTATAAATTAAAAACAATAATATGAAATTAACGTTATCTAAAGCATGGATGAGTGATTGTCCCGAGTTAGTAGAAATTATTCAAGCGCAAAGGTTACAAGAAATTATTGATTACGCTAATGAAAGTATTGATAAAGCTAATGCAACATTAAAACGCCTAAATGAAATCCGTGAGTCAGCTATACTGGCATCTGAGATAAATGAATTGGTAGAAAATATAAATATGGTATTAGAACATATCTGGAACTGTGAGGCGTCACTTGAATGGGCACGAGCAGAAATGAAGGGAATGTTTTTTATGAATTAAAACAACACAAATATATGACTAAAAAAGAATTAGCAGCCGAGATCAAAGAACTAAATAAGTACTTAGATAAGAACCCATGGGATATAATCAAACGCCAAGAACGTTCTTTACTTATAGAAGAGTTATGCGACGCCATTTTAAAATTAACCGAGTAATTTCATCCTAGATTTTCAAGCAAACTGTATTATCTTTATAGTATAAATTAAAAACATATGGAAAAAATTTCAATTACTAGAGGTATTGACCTCAAATTCAACGACTCAATTATGAGACCGATGAAAACTAACTCTGAGTTAGATGTGATATTATCAGAAAATGGCGGTTTAATGCCCGCCACAAATATGGTAATAGCAGGTGGACCTGGTTCAGGTAAAACAACATTAACATTAGATATGTTAGCGCGTTTAACTGAAGAAGGACATAAAACACTATTCATCTCAGGTGAAATGGATGAGATTGGTTATTTTAAATACTGTAAACGATTGCCTCGTATCGCTAAAGTACCAGTTTTGTTTTTGAAAAATTATGCTGATAAGTTAGCGCCAACACTTATTCAAGTATTAGATGAAGGATATGATGTAGTAGTAATTGATAGTGTAGCGGAAGTATTAGGTATGTTTAGAGACATATATAAAACGACTGAAGTAGCTGGTGAACGTTGGTTATTAGAGTTACAAGATAAACATAAAATGGGTAATAACTCAGCTAATACACATACTTGTTTTATCAATATTCAACAAGTAACTAAAGCAGGTCAATTTGCAGGTAGTAATAGATTGAAACATATGACTGATGCAATGGGTATTATTAAACGTGATTCAGATACAGCTGAAAGAAGATTACAATTCGATAAGAACCGAGATGGTAATACAGATCAAGTTGTAACGTTTACAATCAGACCAGATTTTATTGAATATGGGTTTGAGAGTATATAAGTGGTGAGGAAATAATAATAAATAAATCAAAGTATGAGTAAAAAAGTAGGGAGAGTAACGAATTTGTACAACAAAGCTAAACGTCAATTAGAAAAGAACCAATTAGAAGATGCTAGGGATACATTAGATACATGTTTGCTAGTGTTAGCTATGGAGACAGAACACGGGTTAGAAACAATTGATAATGTTAAAACAGATTTATGGAAGGATCGTGTATGGTTGTTACTAGAAGAGAAACAACTATTATATTAAGTACACTCAAACTTTTTATCCTAGACTTTTAAATAAGATGTATTATCTTTATAGTATAAATTAAAAACATATAATATGAGATTTAGATTAGAAAATGAAGCACCACAAACAACGATTGAAATAACAATCGAGAATATCTTAACTGATAGTGGTATTGAACAAAGTGAGATCCAATTCCGAGGTGATAAACGTTATTTAAGAGTGGGGTATTGGAACCGTTTAAGTGAAGATATATTAGCTAGGTTAAACAATTATGTCAAAGGCGAGTCCGAGATGTATGATGAGGATTGTGGTTATTTATTTTATTACGAAATCAAACACTAACATATATGAGAAAATTTACAATTGAGTACTCAGGCAAAACGATGGATCAATTTCCTGAACATAGATTTAACCCATACCCAGCAACAGCACCAGCATGGGAGGTGTTAGATCAAAACGGAGCATCTAGGTTTGTTGGTTCATACCAAGCATGTGAGAATTTTATTCAAATATTCAGTAACTAAATAACTATGGAAAAGAAACAAACTGCGGTTGATACCCTTATTGAAATATTAGTTCAAGAATGTGGGTTTGATAATGAAACAGAAACAGCTCAACGAGTTATTTTATTAGCCAAAAAAATGGAGAAGGAGCAGATTGAAATGGCTTGTAACCAACAAGAATTTGAGGATATTGATGGTCTTGGAATCTGCGAAACAATTTCTAAAGGTGAACAATACTACAACGAAACTTACGGAGAAACTAAAAACTAAATAACTATGGAAAAAGAAAAGAAAAAATACGATTTTAATAAACCATCTAAAGAACTTCCAACTGATGAGGAAATATATGAACTTGCTGAAAAAATATTAGCGGTTGATTATCTGAGTTTCACGGAAGGTGCTAAATGGATGAGAGATAAAATCAAAGGAGGTAACAATGAGTAATCTAGAAATAACAAAGGTCTCTGAATTAGAAGCAAACACTACAAGAGTATGTGAAATCAAATTTAATTGTCTAGTCACAATGCATGATGTTGCTTACAAAAAATATAAAGGTGTATGGGGTCAAGAAAAACAATCAAAGATACCACAATGGTTTAAAGCAAACCAAACAATAACATTAGAAGGTGTTAAAGATGCTGACCCATATGAACTTGGAATGAGGATTAAACAAATGTTTAATCAAATGGAAGACACAATTAACAAGTATGAAAATGAGTAAACAAACAGCGGTTGAATGGTTGGAAGAGCAATACTATGAATCAGAAGGTAAATTAACAAGACATGATTTTGACCAAGCCAAGCAAATGGAAAAGGAGCAGATTGTTGAATCCCACCACGATGGATACAATGACGGTTATTCAAAAAACAATGCTTCATCAGCTAAATACTATCACGAAAATTATAAATAAACACAACATGAACGTAGCAGAAATCAAACACAAAGTAGCAGAGCTAATACTCGAATCAAAGACAAAATGGGAAAAAACATTTAATGGTATTGAACCACCCACACAAGCAGAACGAGACGAATATGAACAACATCATAAACTCACTAACAGCAAAATCAAACAAATCGTTCCACGAGAACTACAACTGAGCATAGGTTTAACTGGGTGTGCTAAGACAGTGTGGAATGGTGATGTTGATAGAGAGATTGAAGCAGAGTTTGGTAAAGGTAATGGTGTGTATTGTGATAGTGAGTCAGGTATGTTTTATGCTAAAGCATCACCTAAAATGGTTCATAAATTGATTCGATTCATTGATTATAAGTTTCCAAACGAACTTGAACTAAGTATATCACCAACAGGTGATTGGGATGATAATGGTAACCCATGGTTTTACAATTGGAATAGTATGGAACGTTATTTTAAGGAGTTAGAACAAGATGCCGAAAACTCTTAACCTAGACTTTTAAGTGAATTGTATTATCTTTATAGTATAAATTAAAAACATATGACAACAAAAGAACTAACACAACAGACAAGACTGTTAATGGTGAAACACCCCGAACTGAAAGAAACATTTATGAGCCTACACGAACTAGCTATAACTGAAATACAAGATGGTGGTAACGAGTCAGTAGAATGTGAACGAGCATTAGAAGACATGAATGAAGAGATTAAAGAGTACCTTAACTCTTAATCCTAGATCCTCAAGTATATTATATTATCTTTATAGTATAAATTAAAAACATATAATATGAAATTTCAATGTATTAAAGGTTTCGCAACATCAGATAACATATCTGTAGTTGCAATGGAAGGTGATGTGGTTATGTTAATTTCAACTGATGAAGGCGAAGTTTTAGTTACAGGAATAGCTGGGTGGTGTAATGGATTTGAATTAAACTTCACACCAAGAGAATTCACTACACATTTCAGAACAGTTGGAATCACATATACCATTTAAGATAAAATAAATCAAAAATATATAATTATGAGTAACTTAAAAGGACAATTAGACGCATTACAAGCGCAATTAGAAGATTTACGATCACAATTTACATTGAAACAACCAACAGAGTTTGAGCCGTGTTGTACTGATGAATGTACGTGTGAAGAATCTGAAAAAGTGGAACGTACTAAATTCACAGTTATAGCAGATGATAATGGGCCTGAATATGACAGTGCAGGGTTTAGTGAAGCAGATCGCGAACCAGAACAAACAATCACATTTACTAAAGAAGAACTAATCACACTTGCCGCTAAATTAATGGAACGAGCCATATCAGCAGTTAAAGAAGCAGTTGATGATACTAATTTAGACGCTGATAATTTAGTTGATTTATCAATGGGTTATGGTTATCAAATCGAGATTGAATTAGATACAGATCAGATTACCAGGTCTATCAATGATGAAATTGATAATACTATTGAGTTAGATAATGACTCAGTTGAAGATGAGTTATATGATATTTTGAGAGAAATGGAGAAAGTAAGTTAATGTGTGTGTGTTTTAATTTATAACAATTGTGGGGGTTAACACCCCCACTTTTAATCCTAGACTCCCAAGTAAACGATATTATCTTTATAGTATAAATTAAAAACATATGATTAAATTTATCGAAACAGATTCAGGACGTATCAGCAGTGGATACACTCATGAACACAACGACTGCACAGTGCGAGCATTAGCAGAAGTAACTGGTGCAAGTTATGCCCAAGCACATTCATTTTGGACAAAGTTAGGTCGCACACCACGTCATGGTTCATATATGAGTTGGTTAGATGATTATTTAATTAAGAATAATAATGAATTGTTTGGTTGGAAAGTGGTTAGACATAGAATACCATATCATGATCACGAACGTGAACGTGATCCAATTACACGCAAACCAACAGTAAAACGCCTTAATGTTAAAACATTTATACAACAAAACCCAAAAGGTCGATTCATGACAATTAATCGTAGCCATGCTAAAGCAATTGTTAATGGTGAGATACGAGATTTAGATCAGGGAATATATAGTGAGTTAATGTTGGTATATGAATTTAAAGACTCTAGATTTTCAACCCTAGACTTTTAAGTGAGTTACATTATCTTTATAGTATAAATTAAAAACATATAATATGACAGTTAGACAATTAAGAGAAATGTTAGCGGATTTTGACGCAGACATGGAGGTACGATTCGCATACAACTATGGCGATTATTGGAACAGCGAAGTCGCAGCAGATATAACTGAAGCAGACATAGGACAAGTCCAATACTCAGCATATCATAAATCAGACAAGGTTGTTGACCCTGATAAAGATAATGATGATGACAGCATAAATGCCTTAACCGCCCCACACGTAGTGATTTTAAGATAAATAATAAAAATAACATAACATGAAAAGAACATTTTTTAACCCTAAAAAGATAAACTGGGCAAGAATTGCCCAAGCAGAATGGAGTAATATAAAAGACGATATTAGAGAGATGTATGGGGATAAGGCTATACGTACAACATATAATGACCAACGTGTATATGGTCGTCGTATTAAGTTTAGAACCCATCCAGATGTAAGTAGAGATGAAGTGATCGGATTTATTAAGGGTAAAGGATACATGGCAGAACGACATCCACAAGGATATGTCCTGGCATATTTTGGATCACCTGAAAGCTGGCTCTAAACTCTTAACCCTAGACTCTTAAATATAATACATTATCTTTATAGTATAAATTAAAAACATAAAACAATGACAATTTCACTAACCCCATCAGAATCAGAAGAGTATTTTTACAACGCATTATGTAACGGCTTACATGAATTAGCAGGTAACGGTGTTGAACTTGATTTTGACAAAGATGATTTTGATTCATCACGAGCAACATTAGGACCAAACGCACCATGTTTTGAAGACATATTGATGCAAATGTTACGTGATGGTTATAGATTAGATTTTATTGATGAGGAAGCAGAAGACACTGTATCAATCACAATGAATGATGTTCATGCAAAAGTACAAACAACAATACCACGCCATTTACTTGATATGATAAATGAACAAGACGATGCTGTAACAGCAGATGTTATATTACAAACAGTTATATATGGTGAGGTTGTCTATGGATAACCTTAATCTTCTATCCTAGATTATTAGGTGTATTGTATTATCTTTATAGTATAAATTAAAAACATATAACATTTATGGTAATTAAACGAGAACAATGTAAAGTAGATTCAATAACCACTAAATATAATGGTGAGGAATATACATACACCGAATGGACATTTGACAATAATACAGTAGATTGGGAAGTGACAGATGAATATGGGACAGTAGTTCACGATGATAGAATTATCAATTTTATGGCGGATGAATATGAAGAAACACTATAATTAAAAAATACATAATAAAATGGAACTACTGAAACATGAAGTTTATTCACAGACAATTGAAAACACTTACACAATCAACCACCCAACAGAAGGAGTATTGATCTATAAAGAATGGATTGATAGTAATGGTGGGGAATGTCTGGATTTTGTTTTACGAAGTAAGGATGGTTATGAGATTGATGAAGCAGTATTGATAGAAGAAATTCAGGAGTTTGTAGATAATTTAGAAACAATTAAATAATTATGATATACCTAACCTTAATGACCGGTGCAGCTTTGATCGTGCTGCACCGGAACAACAAAACATTTCATCTACGAAACCAAATCACAGATATGTGTGGTGAGTACACATTAAAACAGATACGTGATGGTGTCTATGATGATAACGCGTTAGAATGGTGTGATGATCAATTACCATCATATAATAAAATGGTATTGTCATTTCATAAACGATTACGTATCCAAGACTGGTTAACAACAGAACAAATCACTAAATTAAATAATATATGAACGCAGATATTCACTTCACAGACGACCAAGGTAATGAATTTTATGTTGGGATAAGAAATGGCGAGTTAAGTCAAGTTTGGAAAAACAAAATGGACATAAGAGATTTTAGAGTTTATGTTGAAGAATTATATGACATAGAACCCAAACCTGGAATGTATATAGATGGTGATGAATGGGAACGTGAAATGGGTAGATAATACCCATATTTTTATACCTAGACTTCTATATAAATTGTATTATCTTTATAGTATAAATTAAAAACATATAATATGGAACAATTAAAAATGTGGGTAGATGAGAACATGAATGTATTTTCACAATTAGATGAAAGTGAAATACAAGAACTCAACCCTGATTATTTAGATAATAATATAGTTAAGGAGTTAAAGACTAAACATAATATGAATAAACCATTTCTACATAATGGTATAGCCGTATATTACTATGACGGTGTAGTATGTGTAGAAAATATGGATGTGGATGAGGAAAAATAAATGTTTAGGGCGCTAACATAGCGCCCTAACTTTTATACCTAGACTTTTAAGTATTATATATTATCTTTATAGTATAAATTAAAAACATATGAGTAAAAAAATCAAAATCGAACCACACCAAACAAGACGCATCACAGAACACAAAATGGCCTACGACTTAGGCTCACTAATCGGTACAGTGCAAGCAGTATTACAATACGACGCTGTTGATGAAACAGCGAAGCGTTCATTATTGAGAGTGTTACGTGAAATAGAAGATGGTGTGAGTGAGTATAGTAAGTCCCGTATTGCTAAGTTAGAACAGTTAGCGGCTGAGAAAGGATTTGAATATTATATCCAAGACTCTCAATCCTAGATAAATAGGAGGATTATTATATCTTTATAGTATAAATTAAAATAATAAAACACATAAAAAACAACACAACATGGGTAAATTAAAACAGTACGAAATTGAAGCAATCATTAGTGCCATTCATGATCAAATCTTAGACACAAATAAAAATAACAGACGTGACGAGTTCGCACCTGCCGAAACTAAATTATCAAAACTAATTAAACAGGAAAAGGAAGCATACGCGATTGCATCTAAATTGACCGAAAAGAGACGGAATTTATCAAACGAGTTAAGTAATGAATTAGACGCGTATTATTGTAACGTAAAAGAAAAATTCCAACCAAGACAAAACATAAATAGATTAGAAATTAGAAACAAACTAATCTTATCACAAATTAGCCCAGACGCTAACATAGATCAAATTATCAAAGACATAGTTAAAACTTACACTAAATAATATAAAACATGACACAACAGTACGTTATTGACACATTAGCAGAAAACGGATTCACATCTGAACACTATGACCAAGGAATGGAAATGGGTAGTGAGCAGTGGATGGACATAGTAGAAACCATAACAGGTAAGAACGCATACGACGACTCCGTATTGACAGAGGACGATAATAAAACGATATGGGAGTTCCGAGTAGTAATGGGTGAGTTAGGTATTGAATGTTGGTAAACACTTTAATCTTTATACCTAGATTAAGGAGCAAACTATATTATCTTTATAGTATAATTAAAAAATAATAATAATGAAAGTTTATTCACCACAACCGAACAATGAATTGTTCAAAGTAACTAACTTAAAAGCGTTTACAACAAAACGTTTAACTAAATCACACCCGATGTGGGATGTATTAGACAAAATCGCAACACACTTAAAAATAAATGATGAACCATTAACAAAAATATATGGTCACATATACTTTAATGAGAGTGGAGGTAGTTTTGATGAACAAGACCAAACATTGTATGTGTATGTAGCAGGTGATAGTGAAGTGAGTATTACTAAATCATTAACAACATTTAGTAGAGGATATCAGAGTAAAAGTGGATGGGGTATTAAGAAATGGAATGAAATAAAACCATAACTTTTATACCTAGATTAAAGAATATATTGTATTATCTTTATAGTATAAATTAAAAACATATAATAATATGAAGTATTACGTAACAGAAATCATCCCAGCCACAATTGTTAGAAAATATGTTGTGGAGGCAGAAACAGAATCGGAAGCAGTTGAATTGGTAAGTGAGGGAGGTAAGGGGTGGTATAAAGAAACTATTAAGGAACACCAAGACGATGCTGAGTTTGTGGCGCGTGAAAGCTTTGAAATAGATAACCAAAAATAATACCAGAATAAAACATGTATAGTTTAGATTGTAGTTATTATACAAAGTCATTTACAACATTGAATGAGTTAATAAATGATATAGCAATGTCCGGTATGGACCCGAACTATGAAGTAACATTTAATGGTGAGGGAATAGGGGAAAAAGCAATTGATTTCCTAAACTTTTAATCCTAGATTCTCAAGTGTTATATATTATCTTTATAATATAAGAAAAAATAATAAATAATTAAATAACAGTAACATGACAATTTCAGAACTAATCCAAAACTTAACAGAATTAAAAGCAGAACATGGCGACGTGGAAGTAGTATTATCAGTAAATGACCATACCGACTACACATACAATTTTGAACACCCAGGATTTGATATCGGACCGGTGTATGACGAAGAATTTGAGAGTGAAGATGAAGACGGGAACGAAATCGACTATTGTGTATGTGAAATTAGTATATAATATAGGTAAATAACCAAAATAGAACAATTATGGCGAATAATAATAGATCAAGTGGGATCGGGTTTGGAACGATATTATTTCTAATATTCCTAACTCTAAAACTAACAAATTATATTGATTGGAGTTGGTGGTGGATATTTAGTCCGTTGTGGATACCATTATTAGTAGCGGGGATATTGATATTGATTGTTATTAAGAGTAATAAATAATAATATGAAAGAACAAAACATGACCCCGGTTGAGTGGTTAGTAGATAGATGGATTGAACGTGGCACATTAGATCGTTGTGACATTAATAAAGCTAAATTGATGGAACAAAAAACAATAATCAACTATAACAAACGAGGTACATATATTCTATCGAATATCGAGTTAGTTATTTTAGGTGTGATTATAACCATTATAGGGGTGTTAATATCGATTTTAGTTGTATTGTCATAATAAAATGTTGAACCATTTTTAATATAAATAATACAAATGTGACAAACATATGTGAGTGTGTTATAGGGAGACTATGTGGTGTGGTGGGTATGTGATGAACGGGTGATGAATGGGTGGTATGGAGTGGTGCGGTAGTGACTTGACATCGCCTGTTCAGAACAGATCTTAACCATAACAAAAAATATATACAAAAATAAAAAACCAAAACAAAAAAATAAAAATAAAAGAAAATTAAAAAACAAAAGAAAAAAAAACCAAAAATTTTTAACCTAGATAAAGGGGTGAGTTAATATATCTTTATAGTATAAATTTAATAAATAATAATATGAAAAAAGTATTGACCTGGGCTGAATTAGAAAGAATAGAGGAGTTTTACCAAGACTTTCAGCCCTAGATAAATAGGGAAATAGTATTATCTTTATAGTAATAAATTAAATTAACACACATGATTAAAATTAGTGATTTAGGACCCGGATACAGTATATTCGGAAACAAAGGAAATGTATGGAGCAACACAGCACACGCCTACAAAAGCGGAGTAGGTAATGTATGCGGCACACCAGCACTATCGAATAACTGGGCTAGGATAGAAGGGCTAACGCATGTAGGGTGCCCGGAGTGTATAGAGAAATTAAAAGAAAATAACCATTAATTTCATACCTAGGTAAATAGGGAGATTAATATATCTTTATAGTATAAGAAAAAAAAATAAAGTGTATAGGTAATCATGTTACGTGAGCATGAAACAGGATTACAGTGAAGTAATAAGTTGAAATACGCCTATACACTTTATACCATAATAAAATAAATTATATGAAAGACAACACAGACATCAAGATTTTAGTTATGTGCGTAGCAGCATTTGTGATATCAACATTAGGGATAGTAGTATCGCCTACAATAATGTCACAAATATTTTTCGCCGTTATTGATTTATTCATTGCTATTTTGATTATGTTTTTATTAGGTGAGATTAGAAAACCATAACTATCCATCTTAGACTTTTGAGTAAATTATTATATCTTTATATTAATAAAATAAATTAATAATTAAAGTTATGGCCAACAAAAAAGGTAGTTATGAATTAGTAGAAAGTGTAATGGTAGATTGTTATGGTGGTGGTTTAGGTGAGTATAATGAGAAGGTGATGAATGATTTTTATAGTAGTTTTGAGAAGGGTGTTGATGTGAGTAAAAATAAGTTTTTTGAGTTTTGTAATAAGTATATAGATGATGTAAGTGAGAGATATTATATTAGATTAAATTGGGAGTTTATTATTAGTGGTGGTGATGAGAGTGTTTATGAGGAATGTTAAATTAAGGGGGCAAATGCCCCCACTTTTTATCCTAGACTAGAAAATGAGTTATTATATCTTTATAGTATAAATTAAAATAATATAAATAGTATGTACCAAGAACTAAACACCTTTATTATCTTTCCAGAATCAAATAACATTTTTAATTATGTTACGTTTAAATGTCTCCCCGACGAATTAAATAATATGTTAATTAAGGAGGAAATGATTGGTCCGGAATATCATTATTCCGAGTTCAGTTGGGTTATTTTTAAGGACGGAGAAATGATTCAGGGTTAACACCTGAATTATTCGTCCTAGATAATTAAGCGATATATAATATCTTTATATTAATAAAATAAATTAATAACTAAATAATTAGCACACCATGCAAAGCGAACTACAAAAACTTATTAGCAGTTTAATTCAAAACGGTATCAACCAAGATCAAATTGATGCGTTCACAGCATTATATAACGAAGCAGTAAAGTTAAAGTTTGAAGTGGACGACATTGACCAGTACGAACAAGACGGACCATTATATGTTACATTAAAAATAAAATAATAACCATAACTTTCACACCTAGGTTATTAAGTAGTATATAATATCTTTATAGTATAAATTAAAATAATAAAAAATGTACAATCCAAAATCAACTAATCCGTTTAAAGCATTTGCCGTGTTCGTAGCTATCATAACCACACTATTTCTAGTTGGGTGTAGCACACCACAACACGGTTACAATTATAAGTCGCATTCAAAACACCGTAACACTGGACCAAGTAAGTGTTATAAGCAACATAATAAGTGGTAAGGAAATAATAACCATATATTTCACACCTAGAAAATTAAGTTTTATATTATATCTTTATATTAATAAATTAAAATAATAAATAAATAATTAAAAATTATGGAACAAACAAACACACCACAACTAGGCCGACCAGTTAATCCAAACAGCCGCCGCCAACAAGAATTAGCCGCTAAAGCGGAGCGCAGAGCATTAGGGTTAGTTAAACGAGGACGCCCAGTAGTTGAAGGTAGCAAACGCCAATTAGAATTGGAAGCCAAAATGGAGCGAATGATTAGTAATGGTGGGGTGGTTAGACGCGGCCGACCAGTTAATGGTGAGAGTAAGCGCCAACAACTATTAAACGCCAGAGCGGAATTGGCCGCTCTGGGTATTGTAAGAACACCGGGACGACCAAAAGTGGTTATTGCGGAGTAATTTAATTATTTTATTAAGGGGGGGTGGGCGCCGCAATGGCGCCTATCTCTGTCCCGTACCGCGTACGTACGCGTATACCACAACCCATATATATACCACGCGCGCTGCTATCCATACGCGGGTGCGGTGATACCGCTACCGGGATGGACGTATTAAGATATAAAGTATAATTATAGTGGGTAGGGTTTGTATATACTTATATACTTTGAGCCCACACCACATACCATACCACATCATCACATCTCTTAACCATTACATCACCCTATATTAACTGCTGGGGTGTAAATTTTGGTATACGCCTTTTACACATGATTTCAAAGAACTAAAAGTAACTAGTAATAAAAATTTTACCCAGTAGCAAAAATATATACGTATCTACCACCCGTTGTGTTAACATGCTACATACTACGTTCTGTTTATCCTCTCTCTCTTTTCCCGTATTCCAAATATAACATGTATATGAGAACAGGCCAAGCTTAAAACAAAAAAAGTTTTTAAATTTGGCTCCACATAACCCCTTTATATATTCAGCAGTAATATGCATTTACTAATAGGAATACTCTTTGGTATGTTAGCCCAGGCGCTAACGTTCCTACAGTTACAGGGCCAAATGAGATACACGTGGTTTAAAAACAACTACTGGTTAGTAGTCCTAATGGGAATACCTATATCAATGTTATTTATGTACTCAGTTAAAAACATGATAACCTTTTTTAACGGCCAGATGTGGCCATCGCGCCTCATAGGTTTTTCCATTGGTACAATAGTGTTTATCATTATGTCGTATGCTCTTTTCCGCGAGCCGGTTACCACTAAAACGTTTATATGCTTGGTATTAAGCGTAGTAATACTGTGTATTCAATTATTCATGAAGTGATACGCTAATTGATTTAAAGCGTTTTATACACCCTATAGTATCAAAAGTATATACGGATATCTGGATGAAGGTGCGAAGTGTGAGGGTGTGTGCATGGCCTAGTAGAGAGCCTTTTTTTGCCCTAAGTTTGTAAACTGTAAATTTAGATGTTATCTTTACAATAAAATAAAAGTTATGAGTAAAAAAGGATTAAAACACAATGTAGCAAATTTTGTAGGTGATTCAATGGATGCATATAAATCCGATCCTACGGGTTATGTAGTAACAGCAGCAGCTGGTGCCGTGGTTGCTAATCATGTTGGTAAACATATTGTTAAACCATTAATTTCAATTGCCTCACCTATTGTTTGGCCACTTGTTGCTATTGGATGGTTATGGTTAGGTTGGGGTTATGTTTTATCTAAAATCTTTAAAAACAACTTTATCAGTTATACTTTAGCTACAGTACCATATGGTTTATTCTTTTATCTATGTTACTTAGGATTAACACCTAACGTTATATTAGCTAACATGATTATAGCTGGTGTTGGATTCTTTGGAGGCATCGCTTGGATATCATACCAGCTAAAGAAATTATGGCATGGTGAACCAGAGGTTATAGATTATTCAAAACCAGTATGGGATGCTGATCGTGGGTGTTATTATCAATTTAATTCTAAGACTAAAAAGTATCATTACTTTACTATGTATCCTGATGGATCTAGATATGAATGGTATACTAGAGATATGCCTTTCTAATATTTATTAATATATGGAATTAGTTTCAACTTACATTTGTAAAAAAAGTGATATAGGAGTACACGACAATATGTTCGGAGGTACTCTTTTGTCATTAATAGACGATGCCTCAGCTTCATACGCTGCTCAAATCTGTGATACCCCACGTATGATCACTATTAAAATTAGTGAATTACTATTTAAAAGACCTGTTAAAGTAGGTTCAATATTAAAAATATATGCTAAAGTTAGTGAGTTTGGGACTACATCTATTGGTTTATATGTAGAGGTAAGAAAACATAATGTTTATACTGGTGGGCAAGAAATTGTTACTCACACTAATATTAAATTTGTTCGTATTGATGAAGATGGAAAACCTATTCCTATTTTACCATATGTAAAAGATAGATATTATGAGAGAATAGATAAATATGGTCAAGGGTTATTAACTAAAAATAATATTCACCCTGTAATAGAAGAATCATTTGTAAAATCAAATAATTAGTATATGACAAATAGAAGAAACAGATATTTTGATAAAGATGATCAATTTAGGAGTATTATCTTAAGTAATGACATTGATAATGAGACTGTAGAAGAAGTAATGCAATTTATTATAGATGTAAACGCATATGATGAGGATTTTGAGAACCAAATCAAAGACTATGAGCGTAAACCTATTAAAGTTATTATTAATAGTTTTGGTGGTTCAATATATGATGGTTTTGCTTTAGTAGGTGTTATTGAAAACTCTATGACCCCAATTCATACTTACTGTTATGGTATAGCTATGTCTATGGCTTTACCTATATTCGCTTCTGGGCATGTTCGTTTTATGAGTAAGTTTTCTACACTTATGTATCATGAAGCTTTAACTTCACATCTTGATATGAAATTTTCTTTAATCAAAGATGACATGGATGAATGTAATCGTTTAATGAAACAATATGATGAATATTTATTATCACGTTCATCAATGACTCAAAAACAACTTGACGAAGTTAAAAAATCAAGACGCGATTGGTATTTTACAGCTGATGAAGCGCTAAAATTAGAACTTATAGAAGCTATTATATGATTAAACTAACTGAACTGCTTAAAGAAATAGAACAAGATAAAATTGACTTTTCTGAGTTAGATAAAATTGATGATGTTGTAAAAAATGCTATTGAAGCTGCCTCACACAAACAAAATGAAGTAGATATCACTAGTTTATCACTATTAGCTTTAGCAGCCCCAGGTATAGTTAACAATGTAGCTAAAATTGTAAAAGCATTATTATCTAAAATTAATATTAAAAAAGGTGAGCAGCCTATAGATAAAGTAATTAGAATATCTGGTGAATTAGATAATAAATTAGATTCACCTATTAGGTTAATGCTTAAACCATTTGTTAAAGATGATGGTAAACGAAATAAAGCAGCTAATATTATAAAAGCATTAGTATTATTAATAGCTGGTATATTAACTAATGCTGATATATCTAAATCCCCTACATTAGTAGATGCCATAAAAGCTTATATGCCTGGTTCATGGCAAGATGTTATTTCTATTAGATCATTACCCGATTTAGCTTCTAAAGCAAAGACGCTGTTTGCATAATATGTATTATTAAAATACACAATTATGAAAAAATTAATCTTATTAATCTCTCTCCTAACATTGGTAGCTTGTACCCCTCCAATGAAATCAGAACCAAATAAATGTAAATGCACACCAGAACATTGTTGTGCTGATACAGTCACTATCAAAGAAAATTTTCCTCCTTTCCCTGAACTTCAAACTGAGGATAATATTATTTTTGAAGAGCCCACCCCAGCTTATCAATATGAAGAAATCCCAACTCATCATGAAGAGATAATCTAATTTCATATATTTATAATTAACACACAAATTTTATAAATTATGAAAAACATATTTAATACTTTATTCACCTGGGTAGGTGGTATCTTTAAAGACGAAACTGGTAGTCCATCATCTAAACGAGTTGTAGGCATCATCGCTGGTGTTACACTTTGTATCACAATGTATCACAATAGCTTCACTACTGTAGACATCGCCCCAGCACAATACTTAGTTGACGCAGTAGCCTTATTAGCATTCGGTTGTTTAGGATTAGCATCTGTAGATAAGATTTTCGGTAAGAAGATTAATAGTGAAGAAATAAAAGATGAAAAATCTGAAAATAAATAATTATTGTTATAAAATAATAAACTGATGAGCAAGGAATTATTAAAAATGCAAAAATTGGCTGGTATTATTACTGAAAGTCAATATAAAGAAAAATTAAACGAAACCGATAGTAATTTAGGTGATCTACTCACCCCAGATGATTTGCATAAATTCTTACACACATTAAGAAATTCAATTAATACTGGTGATAAGAAGGCACCACTAGATATGGTTAATAAAGCAATATCATCTATCGCGGATAAATTAACTGAAGGTATTAATGATACTGCAGATAGTATTAAGTATAGTTATGACGATATGAGAGATGCGTTTCATGAAGGAATGCATATAGGTAGAACAACAAGTTATAGTGAACCATCTGAAGAAAAATTCTTAAAATTTATGGCTTCAAAAGGTTTAAATTAACCAATATTTTTAAAAACATATTATATTAAAATTTGGCCTTCGGGCCATTTTTTATTATCTTTACATCGTATGAAAAAATTAAAAATGAAGATTAAGGAGTGGTGGAGAAAACATATTATAGATGTATGCCCACCTCACCTCGACGATATATTTTAAGGCATTAAGCAGGCGTTCTTTGACATAAAAAATAATAAGGAGAAATAAATTATGGAAACAATGTATTTTGTTTTAGGTATGCTCTCGATTGTTGGTGCTATTATATTAGCAACAATTGTTTGGGGTGTAGTTAAGATTAACAGTTTGTTAAAAGAAGTTAAAAATAATGATGAAGAATTTAATAATTTAAATCGTATTATATGGGAAAACCATAACAATACACGCGAAGATTTAGATCATAGATTTAAAGATATGTATGATGAAATAAAGCATACTCACTCATATATCGATTCACGCATCGATAAAGTAACAGGCATATTAGGTGCTAAACAAGTAATTAAAGGATAATATTAATCCAAAGAACGCCTGCTAAAAATATTATTATTAAAGTTATGAGATATAAATTACAACACATCTGGGAAACATTTAGATATAGCATACCTGGATTTTTTAGAGCATTATGGGTATTCCGTAAAGCATTATGGAATTATCGTTGGTATGGAGGACACCACTCAGTATTCCCACTTATGTCTGCTGCTATAAAAGATATGCATGTTAATATAGAAGAACGTGGTATTGAGGAATTGATATCTAAAGGTAAAAAAGTAGAAGCAATGAAACGATGTGTTTACCTACTTGATTTATTTGCTGATGATGGTTTTGTAGATGCAGCGGAGAAAGAGTTAGGATTAGAAATGATCTTTCGTAATCACTTTGAACCTTTAGAAGATAGACCAGAGTTATATGTATTAGTAGAAGACCTTACTGAAGAGGAAAAGAAAATCAATGAGCGAGTACTAAGAAGAGCTCACGATATGCAAAAGAAAGGTTGGAAGGAACTTATGCATTTACTTAGTGGACAAAACTATTCCAAATTTAAAAAAGAAATAGAGTTCTTAGACCAGTTTGATGGCTCAGGTATCCGTGGTTGGTGGGACTAATCATGAATATGCATATATTTATATACCATGGACATTAATGATCTATTTAAATTATTCTCAGAAGAAGATAAAGAATCACCTAAAAATGACACCCCAACTTTAGATTTTACAGAACATCCAGTATATTGGGTAGGGATGTTTACTAAAATTATTAAAAATCATAAGGGATTTGACTTATATATTAAAAAAATCTTCAATAAACTTACTCCTGAGTTAGAAATAGAGATAGATAAAATGGAGGAGTTAGGAGATTGGGTCACATTTAATCGGGCTTGGTTTTATATAGAAAAAATAAATCTAAAAAATGATTTCCATTATGAATATTTAACATCAACTGCTACTCCTGATACCATAATGGCTTTAGATGTTACTATAGCTCATTTTGAGCGCCTTGAAGAATATGAAAAATGCGCTCATTTATCTGATATTAAAAATGAGTTAAAAGATTTCATCAAATAGACTTGGGAGTACTTAAATCTTATATTATATTATAACAAAACAAAATTATGAAAAACAGAGAAACTGTCTTAAAAAAATTAGATTCTATTGAAGCTGGTTTGAATGTATTAAAATTTATGGTTAATAGACAAGAACCTATAGAAAATTTTATCAATAAAATTGAATCTACTAGAGAATTAGTAGACCATGTTAAAGGATATATCGAAAATGAGCTTATAGCAGGAACTGAATTAAACCGTATTTAATAATAAAAATAAAAGTTATGATTTTAACAGCAGAAAAAATTCAACAAAACTGGATTGACTTAGAAGAAGTAATTAAAGTATACATTGATGAACCACGCCGTTCACAATTACTTGATTTCTACTCAACATACTCAGAGCGCATTATGATGATGCCTGCCTCTCATAAAAAAGAATACCACAATGCCTTCCCAGGTGGCTATGTAGATCATGTATTACGAGTAATAGATTGTGCTCTTAAATTAAATGATGTATGGATTGAAATGGGGGTAGATAATTCTACTTATACTAAAGAAGAGTTAGTATTTGCTGCTTTAAATCATGATTTAGGTAAATTAGGTGATGCTGAAAATGAATCATATATCCCTCAAACTGACCAATGGCGTAAAGATAAATTAGGTGAAGATTATACTTTTAATAGTAAACTAGCTTTCGCCTCAGTACCAGATCGTGGATTATTTTTACTTCAACAACATGGTATTAAGTATACATTTAACGAAATGATTACTATTCAAACTCATGATGGTCTATATGATGAAGGTAATAAAAAATACTTAATGTCATGGTCACCTGAGCAAAAACCAAGAACAGCATTACCATTTATTGTTCACCAAGCTGATTTAATGGCTGCTCGTATTGAGTTCGAACATGAGTGGTTACCTAAACTAAATAATCAAACAACTAAAACCCAAACCAAACCAACTACCAAAACTTCAGTTAAAACTAAAGCATTAGGAAATGTAAAATCATCTGGTTTAATGGATTTATTAAATGACATATGATAGTATTATTAATAATATTAGGATTAATGGTCGTAGTACTTGGGTACACGACCTTTAATCTTCTTAAGAAAAATGAAAAAGCAGAAGACTTAATACTCAACTATGAGAATTATATTAAGACTTTAGCTATTACTTTATCAACAGCTGATAAAAAAATAAAAGATATTGATAGCAAAGGATTATTCGACAGCGATGATGAAATAGGATGGTTCTTTAATCATATTAAAGAAATTCAAGATGATTTAAATAAGTTTAATCCTAATTTATGATAAGTACAATTACTAAACCTAAAAAAAGTGGTGTTTATTTCACCCAACAAACTGAGGATGCTATTATTAAATATAATAAATCCCAAGATTTTGAGGTTAAAAATAAAATATATGATAATGAAATTCATTATGCTTTTTTTAAGTTAACTGAGAATATAATACATACATTCAAATTTTATTATACTGAGGTAGATAATATTGAAGATTTACAACATGAGGTAATTACTTTTTTACTCTCCAAAATACATCTTTATGATCATAAAAAGAATCTTCAAGATCGATTTAGGAATATAATTACTAAAGAATTCAAAGAGGAGTATGAATCAAATTTTGAAGAATATGTAGGCGAGGTAGATAGAGTAACTCAAAGCCAAATAAATGACTTTATATCATTACTAACAATCTCAGATGAGTGTAGAGATAAATTAAATAAACTTACCCCACCTAAAGCTTATTCTTATTTTGGTACTATTGCTAAACGATATTTAATACTATATAATACTAAAAATTATAAAAAACGAGTAGACTCAGTCCCAGTTGAGGAATTAGAACAAGATGAAACATATTCTTATTTAATAGACGAACCTACTAAAAATGAATTTTTATCAACATATATAGATAAGTTTGTTGAACATTGTAGTTCTAATATATATAGTTTATTCCCTAAAGAGTATGACGCCCAAATAGCAGATGCTATTCTAGAACTATTCCGTAAAAGAGAAAATATAGATATCTTTAATAAAAAAGCATTATATATCTACATTAGAGAAATAGTAGATGCTAAAACCCCAAAAATAACTAAAATAGCTAACCAACTTTATAGTATTTTTAAAGGAGGATATATATCGTATTTAGAAAATGGGTATATAAAATTTTAATATTTCATATTTATATGAAAAATATACCGTATGAGTGCATTAGACAATATAGTATTTGGTGACAAAAAATTCTCAGACATACTAGAAGAAATTTATAACAACCAAAAGAAAAAAGAAAAGCAAATATCAGCTCTTATAGCTGAATTGAAACCACTTGTAAACGAGATTGGAGATGCTACTTTAATTGTTCCTCTTATTAAAGAATACCTAGATGTGGGTGTTAAAAATGATGAGCAATTAATCAAAATGGCTACTATTATCCAACGAGTAGTTCAATCTAATGCTACCGCTGCAGGAGAGGGATTCACAATATCAGATGAGGAAAAAGCACAACTTTTATCTGAGTTAAATAAAATCGAGTCTAAAACCGATAGATAATGATAGCACCTAAGTTTGGTTTAAAATCATCAGTTTCTTCTTTATCTAGAAATAAGGGAGGCGAATCTTTAGTAGGAAGAGCTCAACTTTCAACTATATATTCTGTTAGAGTATTAGATATAATTTTAGATGATACTCATGAATTATTTGACGAATATGGAGGATGGAATTCTATAGGCACTATATTCTATGAATATGCTAATGCTCCTATAGCTCTTGTAAAACAAGATGTGCTACCTGCTTTTCCACTATCTCCTAATATTAAACAATACCCTACTATAAATGAGTTGGTTCCCCTAATATTTTTAGCAGACCAACAAGTTATAGATAACCCAAACGCAGTTAAGCCATATTATTTTCCTCCTATAAACATTTGGAATAGCATCCATCATAATGCTATACCAAACTTATTACATATTAGACAAGCTAATGTAAACGCTGATTATAGAGAATCTGAATTAGGTATAGTTAATAGAACTGTAGAAGATGGTGGCACTGATATAACTTTAGGAGAAACATTCAAAGAAAAAATAGATGTGCATCCTTTATTACCATATGAAGGAGATATAATATATGAAGGAAGATGGGGTAATTCTATTAGATTTAGCTCAACTGTTACTGATGCTGTTATTCCCAATGAGTGGTCTCAAAACTCAACAGAAAATGGTGATCCTATAACCCTAATTAGAAACGGCCAGCCAACAACCGGAATACCACCAGAACCTTGGATCCCTATAACTGAAAATATAAATACAGATCAATCTTCTTTATATTTAACAACAACCCAAACAATACCTTTAGAAGCCAATATTTTAGATGCGTCATTCTCTACCTCAGATAATTCACCCGCTAGTGTAAACACATATAATTCACCTCAAATATTACTTAATTCTGGTAGATTAGTTTTAAATGCTACATCTGACTCTGTCATTATAGGCTCACCTAAAACAATTCATCTATCCGCTCTAAACTCAGTTAATATAGATGGTGGAAATAAAACTACTATAGCATCCCCACAGATATTATTAGGAGCTAATAACGCCTCTCAACAATTAATATTGGGTAATAAATTCATGGATGATTTTAAATTATTATTAGAATTATTACAAGATGTAAGTGATACTCTTTCTAACTTAGTAGGAGTACCACCTGGAGCACCATTAAATCCTGTTCTTACATTACAAGCTATAAATTTATCTAGTAAATGTGCTTCTTTATCTAATAACTTAAATAGTTATTTATCTAATACTACTAAAACTGTATAATAATGTCTGTATATAAAGTTAGTGATGGGAGTATAATTACGTTTAAAAAACGTGGCCCCGAATTATCAGCTATATTAACCACTCCTGATGGTAAGGTTATTACTGGGCCTTCAAGGATGGGTAACACTGAGGAAAAAGCCGCCAGAGAGATATTATTAGCTAGTAATATTGTAGACCCTACTACAGGAGATCCTTTACCATATACTATTGAAGGTTCACCTCCTCCAACATCAACATCAACAGTACCCCCAGCTGGCTTACAACAACCAACACCTCCTCCTCTTCCCTTAAAACCTAATGCTAAAGTTACAATAACTGGAAAAGTTGTAGATAGTATTAGTAAACGACCTATAGAATTAATAATAGTAACTAATGGCTCTGATAGTGTAGAAACTAATAAAAATGGAGAGTTTGTTTTTGAATATATATACTCCCCTGATAAAAATAACATAACATTTTTTGGGGTTGGTTATACTCCTCTTTCTAAAGATATATCTACTGAGCCTAATAATAAAATAATTCTAGGAGAGGTTCTTCTTGAACCTGTACAACTATCAGCATTAGAAGTAGTAGGAAAACCCAACGTTTTTTTTATAAATGGGTTTGTAGTTGATAATAAAGGAAAATTCATCCCAGATGCTAAAGTAACTTTTAGTTATTTTATACCTATTAATATAGATGTTAATTTACCTACTGTTAATTCACCTGTTCCTCAGGTAAGTGTAGATTTATCTAGTGTTATCCCCCCCATTCCTCCTATCCCTCCTGTTCCTATTAAAAAAATTAAAAATACTGATAGTAAAGGAATATTTGAATTTGGTGATGATTCTGATTTTAATTTAAAAGATGCTACATTAACTGTAACGGCTCCAAATTACGAATCAGTCATTATAAATTTAACTAATGCCCCAAGCGAAGGAGTAAAGATATATAAAAACAAAAAAGGAGTTCCTGATTTAACATCTACCCCATATGATGGTAAAATATATCCTATAGGAAGAATAGTTCTTCCTCCTAAAGCTACTGAAACTATTAGTGAGGAACAAATTAAACAAAAAGTTAAACGAACTAAAGATAAATCAGACCCTGGGTTTATACAGCGTTTAATCCAATTAACAGTTAAAGCATATAATGCTGCTGTAGATAGATTAGTACCTTTTTTATTAAACATGTTAATCGCATTTGGTCCCGCTGCTGCTAATGCTGTTATGACTAATTCAAAAGTATTAGATAAAGTATGTCCCTCTCAAAGCACTATCAATAATATTATTAGGGCTAGAAACTCACTAGTAACCCAAATAAATGTACTATATAACAGCTTAAGAATACTATCATCAGCTTCATCAGCCACATCTACTTTTACCCAATCGCTTACTACAGCTATTCAAGCGTATTATTTACTTCCTATTCCTGCGTCTACTTTATCAGCAGGAGCAGTAGCGTTTTTATTGGAAGCTAAAGATACTATAAAAGAAGATCTTAAAAAACAAACTAAAATATTAGATGGTATAGTAGCAATAATAGCTTATTGTGCGGCTATATTAGCTTACTTACTTACTATATTAAATTTATTAGACCAACTAATACTACTTTGCGCTGAAGAACAAGAAATACCTTTTAATCAACTCAATCCTGAAATCACAGCTACTATTAATAACTCTTTAAATAATGAATTAGTGGAAAATCCTCCTATATATAAGGGCTTTAAACTAGAATTAGTTTTAGATG